GATAATAACCTTCGTAATTTGGAATATCTTTCCAAATTTCTCCTTCAATATTTTCTAATGATAAATTTTCGTGTATCATAATATTAAATATAGTAATATCATTTTTTTGTAAATATAAGATAAATATATTAACTATTAGTTACATTAAAGCTTTATTATTTCGTTAATGAGTTTTTTATGGTGTAGCCAATTTTCAGATCCCTCAGGCATTTTTTTTACAAAATGATTAACGACTTCTAAAGCTCTTTTTTTTGAATAATCCCACATTTTATTTGAAGACACATTGCATCCTAAATAACCTAAAGGTTGATAAATATTATTAACTAATTCTCTTGCTTCTTCTTTTATTTCTTGATCTTTCATCGTCTAAAAGTTTTTGATTTTAATTCAATTATATTACAGTTTCCGTAAATCCTATCGTGAACTCTTCCGTCGTATCTTTCTTGAAATTTCATAATAGATTTTTCCGCATCTTCGAAAATAATATTGTTTTTAGAGTCTTTAGCTTCTGAGTAATTCATGGTTAAATGACACTTGTGTTCCTTGTCTCCTCTATGGGTTAAAACATTTAAAAAAATATTTACGATTCCAAAGTTGTTAGCATTTACCTCTCTTAGTATGTCGTCGATATAAAGTGGCTTATAGGACATTAGGGGTGTTATTATGTCTTGAGCTATTTTTTTATCTGTTCGATTGAATCGATTTACTATTTCAGAAGAAACACATTTATTTATTTCAAATGTGTTAATTAGATCCTTTAGGTTTTTAGGTTTGGTTTTGTTGAATATTTTAACGTAGAAGTCAAAACAAGCGATTAAAGCATTCCATGTTGAGGTTTTTCCTACTCCGTATCCACCAATAGTTAAAGTTCCTTTGTCGAAACTAGGTTTAGATAAATCTTTTCTGAGAAGTGGACTTCTAAAAAATCTATCATCTCTTAAGAAGTAGAAAATCAAAGTATATAAATACTGGATAGGTTCTTCATTATTTGAATAGGGGTTGGTTTTGCTAAAATCTTTTTTGTTTTGCAACTTATACATTCTAAAAAAGTCATCAACTATCAATTTATAATCGGGAATTACCTCAGGATTTTCTTTTACAACAATGGTTTCTTTTAATTTATCGTTTTTCTCCTTTTCTTTTAAGGATTCTTCGCGTAGTTTTTCGAATTTCTCCTCCCATTTAGCTATTTTTTTATCGTAATTTTCACAAAACTCTAAATCATAAGGCTCTCCCCTTTGTTTTCTCATATCATAACTATGGGGTTTTCTAGGTTTTTTACCAATTTTCTCGTGTACCAAGTGCATAGAAATTGGAAGAGCATCATCTTTTTTATTCATTCTATGGTTTTTCATCGGTTTCCTTTGTAAGTTCCTGATTCATTTTTTTTAGTAGATATATTTTTAAGCCATGATTGCTTATATCCTCCCCAACTATTTTCAACAGAAATTTTTATAGCTTCATTTGCTGTAATTTCTGATTTTTCTATTTCTTTTAATATTTTTTTAAAAGCAGTTTCGGTATTAACTAATTTTTTTTGTTTTCGAACTAAAAGCCATTCTGATACTATTTTTTTATCAACTCCAATTTCTATTAAAGAATTTTTGAAATTAAATTTTTTTGATTTAATAATATCTTTTGTTTCTTTTTTTAAAAGAATATCACTATCACTTACACTTACACTTACACTATCTCTTACAGCGAGTTTTGTATTGCTATGTATCGCTATGCGATCCTTTGCTATCTTTTGCGCTTCTAAAACATCTATTTCATTGCTAATGACTCTTTCGTATAAATCTAAATTATATCGTTTTAAATTACCTAGAACTCCTGATTTAGAGCGTTCTAATTTTTTATTCTGCCATTTTTCTAAATCTCTTTTTAGGGTTGCTTTTATTTGAGCAAAAACAGCATTTATTAAAATGTCGTCAGACTTTGGATCTTCATCATTTACATATGAAAAAATATGTTTTATTAATTGTCCTGCTTTTTCATCAGGAAGTGTTTCAAATGTTTCTTTCCAATCACAATATGCTGTAAATGATTTTTTTCCTGTAGCCATATTTAAATAAAAAAAAGCCTTTAAATTTTATTTTCACGTGCTGATAAGGCAACGTTATGGGAATGATACCATAACTCGTGAAAATAAAGCTTAAAGGCTAAATTACTAATCATTCTATTTTAATTTATCAGTGTTATCAGTTCTGATATATGGCAAATATAGTAATTATAACAATACATATTAAAAATGTTTTCAATTTAAATATCATTACATCTCTATCTGTTGCTATTTTAATTAAGTTGTTTAATAGTTTCTTGAAGTTCATATTATTTTTAATTTATTTTCGATAAAGAAATCCCTTTCTTCTTTAGATAATTTTGGTGTTTCTGATTTTATTTTTCCTTCTAATAGAACAATGACAACTTCTGTTCCGTCTTCTCTAAATAGAAAATACGTGTCTTTATCCCTGCAATTTGCTCTAGTAAAAAACATTTGTTATTTTTTTACCCAAGTAAAACCTCTTAAGGTTGATATTTTACCATTTGAAGCGTTTGAAAGAGATGTAATGTCTATTCCTGTGACTTTAGATGCTTCTGCTATTGATTTAAATTCATTTATTTTTTTGTTGTTAAGTAATTGAATTATTGGCGTAGGCTTTTTCATGTTCCCTTTGTTGTATGATGTTGTTAGATTGGATATATTGTTGTTGGATTTATTTCCGTCTTTATGAACTATAATCTCAGGCTTTAATATTTCTCCAATAAAGTTCTCATAAACGAGTCTATGTACACAAAAACATTTAGTTCTTCCCTTTTTGTATAAATAAACATGATGGTATCCTTGTTTGTTAATTGCTTGTTTTAATTCTTTGTTGAATTTGGAATTAATTACAATACCATTATTATTTATACTGTAATTTTCGAAACCACTTATTTTTTTAAAAATCATATCTTTTTTGTTATATAGCTTTTAAAAACCTATCACATCTAATCTTATGTTCTTCATCACTTAGTTCTAGTTCATCCAAAACAGACATAAATATTGAATATTTGGTATCTTTATTGTTGGATAAAATTATTTGTATTTCAGAATCAATTTTTAAGCATAATGATTCTACTCTTTTTTCTGTTTCAATTAGGTTTTTTATTGTCTTGTTAGCCCAAACAGCAGTAGCGTGATCTCTTAACAATAAGTTTGATATAGTTGCTAACGAATACTTGGTGTGTTTGGATAAAAAATACATTATGATCTGACGATTAAAAACCAAACCTCTTTTTTTGTTTCTAGGTCTTAAATCTTCCAAAGGTAGATCTAAATACTTTCTTATTATAGATAGTATTTGGCTAACAATAGGGTCTTTGTGCATTTGCTTTGTAGCTTCTTGCAACACGGGTATTTTAAGGGGTTTCTTCTTCATTTTGAAAATCTATATCAACACCTTCGTTTGGCAAAGGTATTGTTATGTTAAAAAAATTATATGATAACTGTCGGCATTTTTCGTGAAATTGTTCTTGATTAGAAGTGTTGTTTTTTGTGGTACTTCTAGTTTTTCGTATTATTTCACCAGTATCTTCATTCACTTCTTCTACATAATTGCAATTAGCCTTTAGGAACTCATGGACATCTTCTTTAGACCAAATTTCCCCCCAAGCGTCTTCAATTGAGTTAAGGAAAATTCCGACTATTACCTTCCAGTAATATTTGTTTTGCTTAACAGATCTTTTGTTTATTCTTTTACTGAAAGTAATGTCGATAGTCATTCCTTCATAGCACTTTACTATTTCAATAATTCTATCTTTATTAGAAGCGAATTTTCCGTTTTTTATTAAAACAGGTAGTGTTATTTTGGAAGCGACTTTCATTAGTAAAAAATATTTATGAATTTGAATAAATCTGAAAATCCTGAGGTTAGGTCATATGTGTATATGATGAATTTACCTCCTACATTTTGCCTTTTAGCTATTTTTATAGCTCCTTTTTTCATCAATCTAATAATATCTCTTTCTCTAAGATTTATTTTAGAATTTAATCTCTCTACACTTAAGTAGTTGCTTCTATTTCTATTGATAAGATCTACACCTCCAACTAAAATAGCACCTTCTGATAAGTGAGATAATATTGCTAATTGGTTATCTCCAAATTGTTGTCCTAGAAACATTGTGTTTGTCGCCATTATGATTAATTTTCTATTATTGAATAAGTTATCTCTCCACCTTCGAAATCAGGACGCTCTATCAACAATTGCAAATCATTTTCATTAGCCCAACTTTGAATCTTATCTAATGAATTTTTATCAAGATAAGAAGCGTCAAAGTGCATAGTTTTAAGTCTTCCTAAGACTAAAGATCCTAGTTTTAGAGCGCAAATATATTTTGAGGAGCTAGATATTTGATTATCATTTAATGGAAGACCGTTGTAAGTAATACCTTCATCTGTTAATTTGAATTCCTCAGGCAGATTTGCTTTCTGTATTATTTCGGTTTTTTCTGTGGTTATTTTTTCTAATTCTTTGTTTAAAGAATCAACCTTAGATCTAGCAGTTTCACCCTCTTTAATCCAATCGTTGTATGATTTAAGGTTTACTTGATATGCGTCAGACTTAGATTTGTTGTCGTATGCGTCGTCTATTCTTTTGTCAATATCAGAAAAATCATGGTATTCAGGTTCTTTTAGAGTGGATAATTCCTTAAGTTCCTCAGGAGATTCCATTTTATCGTAAAATCTACTTATTCCCTCTAAATCTATAAATGCGGTTATTTCGTGAGCATCTTCATCTTCAAATTGTTCTATAATTGACCAATCAGCCATGAATTTATCACGTCTATCTTTTCTTGACTTTTGTATATCATTATGAGAAATAGATTCTTTTTGATTTTTTTCATTATCAGAAACCCACTTTTCCTTAAGCTTAGTGTTTTTGTCTACTAAATTTTGCTTCTCTTTCTTAAGAGATTCTATGTTTTCAAATTCTACTTTCTCAGGTTTTTGCATTTTAATAGCTAAAAGTCTTTTAACTTCTCTATTGGCAATTGTCCTTTCGTCGAACTTCAATTTATATTTCTGATCTAATTCAGATAAATCTATTCCTAATAATTTTTGAACCTGTTTTAATTGTTCTTTCATGCTACTAGAAATAAACCTATCTATACTGAACTTAGATCCAAAATATTTCTCACCGATAGCAGATAAGACTCCTGTAGTCATTTTAATATCATCAGCAGTGGTAAAGGAGAAGTTTTCTGTTTTTTCTGTAAAGCTCCATGAGATTTTAGATCCATCAGTTAGCTCCATAGAGTTTATTCCTTTAGATTCACCTTCTTTTACGATAATAGATGGTTTTTCTCCTCTAAATCTATCGACAAGTCCTCGTAGAACGCTAGATTTTCCTTTATTATTCCCTCCTACAATTATTGCGGAAGCTCCATTTAATTCTATATGTTGACTAGATACTGCTTTGTAATTTCTTACTGATATTGATTTTATTTTCATCTTATTATGTCTTTTTTAGTTAATACTTTTCTTGGTTTATATCCTATCATTAGCCCAAATATTTTAGGAGCGTATTTGCCTAGTGGTATATTATACTTTTCTGAAATATTCCAAATTAATGATGCTAGTTTTTTCATTTCTATTATTTAGATAAAATATAGTGCAAAGTGCCTTTGCTACTTATGTTAAATTTTTCCATTGTTTTTTTATAAGATTTATATTTTTTGTGAAATTTTTTTATTTCATCATTGTTGTGCTTTCTTAAAAATGATGAAGCGTGTATAGCTCTTTTTATTCTTAATTGCTTAGGAATATCCATCATATTTTCAGAATGAGTTCCGACTAATATATTATTCCAAGAGTTGTCAGTTTTTATATTGTTTTTATGTCTAACCTCAATGCCTTTTTGAAATAAATTGTCTCCATACTTTTGGTAAGCCTGTAGCCTATGAGAAAAAATGTTAGTTTTTCTATTGTTTATTTTTAAGGTAAAATATATGTACCCCCTATTGCTTAGTTTGCCTATTTTTTTATTTTGAGGATTATATAGTTCCCCTTTTTCGCAAACAAAATACCCTCTATTTTTACTTATTTCGTATTTATTCATAGTTCAAATGTATTAATTATATACGAACTGTTATATTTAGATATAATTAATTAAATGTTCCGTTAATTATATCAAATCCATCTAAAGTATTTGCTTCGTAATAATTCCATTTACCATCAAAAACAAATCCATCTACACCTTCTATAGTCCAACCCTGCTTTTCTAGCATTGTAGACTGAACTTTTAATTGAAGTGATAATTTTGATATTTTATTGGTTGGAAGGGATATTCCTTTTGGAAGGTTTTTGAACTTAACTTTTCCGTTTTGATCGAATGAATGATTCACTTTGTAATCCTGTAATCTACAGGTTTTGTTTTCCCAACTAGTAACTAAAACTCTATCGGCTAAAGCACACATTCCATTTTCTACATCGGTTATTAATGCTTCGGGTTTCACTTCACCTTTAAATCCTAAACTATCATAGAAATCAAAAAAGTCTTGGACAATAATTTGGATCATCGGGTGGTTTATTTTAAAGCACCTGCTATCATCTTTAGGTTTTCTGTAGTTTCTATATAGATCTTCGAATTCCAAAGCTTTATGTATTCCAGTACCAAAAGTAGAAGCTAGTTCTCCTCCTAAATTCCAAGCTTTTTTAATGGTTTTAGCTTCTATTCCCCAAGCTTTAGAACATCTTTCTATCATAAATGAATCATCAAAATCTTCAATGTATTTTTTGATATAAGTTGTAGCACCTGTTAATTTGGATTTACCATATCGATATATGTGTTCTTTCTCATTAAAGTCAACGGATATACCATCTTCATTAAATGATGGCATTGAAACCCAATCATTTTTAACTTTAGAAATCTTTAACGTACACGAAACTAATTGACCAACCTCGTGTCTTTTGAATTTTTCGTCTGAATCTTTTTTGATATAAAAATCAACGACTTCTGCCGTCATTGGGAACTTATCTCTTCCTATTTCGTATATTTCAGAATTCTTCCCGATATATCCAATTCTTTCTTTTTCCAAATAAACAGCTAAAGCGTTTTTGTCAAACTCATTTCCTGAGTCATGGGAGATCATTAGTTTAGATCCGTTAGACATTCCATTTGCTTCTGATTTGGCGAACTCTGTGCCGACAATTTTTGACTCCATAATTATTTTAATTTTTCTATTATTAAGTTTAGGTGTTTGACTTCTGATTGAAGACGCTCTATTGTTTTATTTTTTTGTTCTACAACTTTATTGAATCTTTCTTTTTCAAACTGATACGGAGTTTGTAGAGGGTCGGCACAAATATAATCTTCTTTGTCTAAAGTGTATATTGTTCCGTAACACATTGGAATAAAAACTTTTTCTAAAGTTTTCGGATCTATTGTGTAATGACATTTCATTAGGTTACATCTATTTCGGAATAACACAAAGAATAAGATGTGGATTTTTTTTGAAATTGGCTTAAATAAAAATCAAGTCTCATACCATTTAAATTCTCTAATCCTATTATTCTAAAAAGCTTCTCTTTACTAAGCTCAATTCCGTCGATAGATGCTTTATAGAATTTGCCAAAATTAGTAATCGTGACATCAATTTTGGATTTTGATTTTTCCATGAATTCTAAATAAGTTCCTCCTGATAAGTCAATATCTGAGAGATAAGCTTCTTGAAGATGCCTGTAATCTCTAAACTGTGATTTGTCTGCCATATTTTAAAATATTATATATCCGAACCAATCTATTGTAGTAAGGCATTACGTGTTTTTTTCCTGAATTTGCTCTCAAAATATTCAAATGAGATTCAAATGTTGCCTTAGGATCTAAAACTGTTTCAGATTCATTTAACTTAATTTCCTTTTTTTCAAATTTATGAGTGGAGAAAAAAAACTCCAATTCTTTAATCGTTACTGGCATTTCTTTTCATTATTTGTAAATGACCAACTCTTGGGGATTTGTAGGGGTCATATTTTCCAAAAATAATTCCTTTATTAGATGCATATTGAATAAAATCTTCCATTTTATCTTGAACACATTTTCTTTGCCATATCAGTGTAACATGGTTGTAAGATTTGCTACCCCAATCATATCCTAGACCAACATAAGAGAAATCTTTATGAAAATTCTCTAAAAAAGAATACATGCTTTTTTTAGTAGGGAATCCATTTCTGTATTTTAAATCACTCATTTTTTATCTAAAAAATTAATACAAAGTTTAATTACCTTTTTACAAGTAGTTATATTGAAAAATCCAATGTGAGTATAGTCTAATGGAATTTCCAGTTCATCAGATAACCACTCATACGCTTCATTTCTAGTTAAGTGTTTATCCATCCAAATCTTATCAAACCAATCGTGACAAACCTTCTTGTATTTTCTTAATTCACTATTAGCTAATCTTCCGAGTGAACTTCCATCTTCTTCGTGAGTTCCAACGTAACTATCACACTTAGGAAAATTCACACAACATATCATAGATTTGTTATTGTAGGATCTGCCATAAATGAATTCTTCTGAAACAACTTTTGTTGTAGAATTACAATAAGGACAAGTTTTTCCTGAGTAAACATTTTCTTGATGTGGTGTTAAGTCCATTATTCAAATATTTCAACTAAATTTTCTAAAATTATAGCAACTTCACTATATCCTGACGAATGACCTTGCTGATATGCGTATGTGTAGACTTTACTCCTGTATTGTTCAGGAACAATAGAATTTAATCCTGAGAAATCTTTTATAAAGTCTACAATCTGAGAATCTAATATGTTTTTGTGATCTCTATATTTCTTCATTTCAGAAGTATAAACTTCAAAATCTTTTTCATACTCTTCTAATTTATCTGCATACATTCTCATTCCTGATGAGTTTTTATCGAAATGACTTTGTAAAGGTTTTGTCGGTCTTTTAGGGTAAACTAATTCTTTTCCTTTAGCTATATCTATAGCTTCTTGTACGCTATTTGCATTTTTTATGCTCATGATTTAATTGTTTTCGTGATACTCTGTATGGTGTTCTATCATTTCCCAAGAGTCAGAAAAATGATCTTGATAATCAAGTTCAATCTCAGAGTTCTTTTCATCTCCATTTACTATTTTTTGCATAGCGTGAAAACCTGCGCAAGTCAAAGACTTTTCTCCTCTGACTATAGAGTTTTGTTGGTCTTCGTCAGGATGATCTTCGTGAACAACTCCTGTTTTGTGACAAACAAAATCTGAATAAGGATTTTCTGCACTATAAGCGAAATCCTCTGCTCTTTGAGGATGAACAAAAAGAGTATTTTTCCTTGAGTACGGACATAATCCGCAACATTTATTCATTACGTCACTCATAATTAATTGCTTAATTCTATAGAGATCATTTTTGTGTTCTCCATAATTTGATTGTTCTTATTCATTACAACAGCCAATAGATCAACTTGTCTTTCGAATATATTGGAAAGTTCTTTTTCTAATTTTTTCCTCATATTCCTTAAGGCATCTATTTTTTCAGTAAAAGTTGGGTATTCAGTAGAATATTGTTTCGAGTTAACCTGCCAAGAAGTTCTCTCAAGTTCGTTTATGTTACATATGTAAGTTCCTGAATATGATTCTGATTCTAACAGAATAGTTTCTTTAGAAATGGATATAACCTCCATTTCAGCACAACTTTGAGAGCTAAAAACAATAAACATTGTATCTCCTATTTTTAAATCTGAAATTGTTTTTTTCATAACTAATCTAGTTTTAGTTTTTTAGTAAAAACAGTTTTTTTATCCTCAGCAGACAAGTTTCCTCCTTTTATGAAATACTGATGAATTAACGTATTAATCATTCTAGCTCCTAGAGTGTTCATTTCATAATTCTCAGCCATAAAAGCCTTTATTTCATAAACGGCTTTCTCTTGATCGCATTCGTCATATATAGATAAATAGGTTTTAAGCAACTCACTTCTGTCTAATATTTCATACAAATGATTTAGACTTAAATCTTTTGTATTGAAGCATAAACCTACTCTTCCTAAGAATTCAGTTTTTATCCCAAACTCTCTAAGATCATCTACGGTAATATCTGCTTGATTATTGAAAGCTCCTGCGAAAATAAATAGGCAGTTTTTCGTTATTGCTGATGCAAACTTTCCATAATCGTGAAAAACACTTGTAGTTTCACTCTCTAATACTTTTAAGAACTCATTTTGAACTCCATTTGTAGTTTCGTGAGCTAATTGACTATTTGTGTTTCCGCTAATAAATAGCTTATCAAATTCATCAACAAAAACTATTGTTGGAGAATTACCCATTTGTAAAAGAGGGGATAGTGCCTTGCTTAGAGAGTTACCGCTAGTTCCTTCTTTAGTAAGTGAAGCCCCATTTATTTCTAAAAAATTAAGTTTTAGAAATTTACAAATAGTGCTGACTGTAAGAGTTTTACTTGATCCTGATGATCCTGTTAATAAAAAATGAGGTCTTATTTGACTTTCAGAAGCTAAGAATATCTGAAATATCTTAACCAACTGCTTTACTAATTTCTCTTGACCTACAACCTCTTTGTTTACTTCTACTTCAATGTTTGTTTCCATTTTCTAAATATTTATTTGTTTTATTTTTTTGTAGTACTGGCAGGAATCGAACCTGCTTGATTGGAGTTTAATCTATTGAATATTTAAGTTTTTAATCTGATAACACCTTTAGGCTATTCACGACAGTAATCGAATCTTTTACTAATATTTAACCATTAAACCAACCTATAAGACATATCCACTTTTGCGTACACCATTACACCACAGTACTTTTTTACTTGTTTTTCAACTGAGTTATTCTCTCTGTAACTCCTTTGATTTGATTGGGGGTTAGTTGAAAAATTGCCAATGTTTTTGTTAAGTCTTCAACCGAAGCATCTTTGAGGGCTTTTTTGTATCTAGCATCAGTTAAAGGTTTTTTACCTGTTCCTGTTGATTTTTTAGGCTCTTCTTTTTTGGGTTGTTGTGATTGCTGTTGAGGTGGAACAGGTATGTCATTACTATGTTGCGGATCTGTATCATCAATTTTTCCCACAGGAGTAAGGAAAGTATAAAGTAAACAGTTTTTTAAAGCGTATGTAGTTGCTTTACCTGCTCCTTTGTCTTGAGGGTCTACACCGTGACCATAACCTGATAGTATTTGACTTTGACCGCTTTCGTGTAACAATAGATATTTTGTAGTTACTTTTGTAAACACACTTTGTTTAGTCTTTATTCCCTGAGATTGACCATTCCAAAATTGCTCTTCTTGCCAACGGTCTATTTTTGTGCTTTCTTCAATATCTATAGGTAGAATACATAGACCGTTTTTAGCCATAGCCTCGTTAAAAACTTCTTTAACATCAGAATCCTTAGTTCCGTCGTACTGAGATTTTCCACTACCAACTTTACTGTTTTTCTCCATTCCTGTAACTTCCTTCATTACGGAAATTATGGCTTTAGCTAATTTGTCTTGATTATTATTTTCCTTCATTATAATAGGTATTTTAATTGTAGATATAAATTATTAGCAGTCTCCAAATAAGCTTCCTTTTTTACTGGATTATTAGTAGACTCTGAAATATTTAAGCATTTGTGAAAAAAATGTATCAGATCTGAAAAATCTTTACACTTATCGAAGTCTGATTGAATCCACAAGTAAATTAAGGGAAACTTCGGAAGTTCTAATTGAATATTCGCTATTGATCTTGGCATTTTTAGAGTGTTTTATTTTCTGATGTAAAGATAATTAAATATATCATATATGCAACTATAAGATACATTTATTTTAACTTTTGTTTGTTATTTTATTCTCTAAGTACTGATTTAGAGCGTCTTTCATCTCTGTTTTGAATATATCTGTATATGTTTGAGAGTGCTTTATTCTTTTCAGTTTGAATTTGAAATTAAAAAATTCTCCTGCGGAAACATTATACATCATTCGGCACTTAGGTTTAATTATTCTGTTTATCCTTATGGTGCTTCCTAGATCGGTAACAATGTAGTTTCTAAACTTGTAATTTCGGGTGACAAAATGAACCTTCAGGAAATCTAATATATCGGAAATGTTTTTGTATGTATTTGTTGAGTCGTCAAAAAGTATTCGGATAAATTCAGTTTCGATATTGGTGTTCATTGATATTTCATCAATAGTAATATCGTTCTCGATTATTATATTCTTGGCTTCCTCGATAACGGTAACAAAATTTTTATACTTTTTCCTTTTTCCGTTCATATTCAATTAGGTTTATGGGTTCTCTAAGTTTAGATTCTAATTCTATATATTTATTTACATCTTTAGTTTCGTAAAGAAATTCTTTGCAGAATTCTTTGTAATTTATTGGCTTATAGTTTTTTAAGAAAATAAACTGATCGAACTCAAAATTAATAATGAAATTAAAAAGATCGATTATATCGTAAGATTTTACGATAATGTTATTTGATGTGATTAGTTTAAACAAACCTATATTCTTTTTTGGGTTATTTCTAAGAATTCTTGGTACTGATTTTTCAAATTCAACGATCTTAAGAAGTAAATTTTATTAGTTTCACCTTTTATCATAATAGATACTAGGTTAAATAATTTTTCTCGGTCAATGGCTTCTTTTTTTGAAGAATTGTAAAAGGTTCTGAGGAAAAATCTACGATCGACAATTTTGCATTTAGCACTATGGTCTATCGATCTTATTTTAGAATCTAAATTTTTGGTAACGAAATCGTAAATTTCGTTTAGTGATTTCGTTACCAAAATTCTTTCCTTTTTTTTAGATGTTACTACCCAATACATTTATTGCTGAAATTTAGCTGTAGGCTTAAAAGTAACTTTTCTTTTAGGTGGAATTTCAATAGATCCTCCTGACTGAAAATCGTGACCTATTTTACCTGCTCTTTCCTTGTTTTCGAATGTTCCGAAATTTCGGATAATTACCTTACCCTCAGGTTTATCCAATTCGCTGAACATTATTTCAAATGCAGACTCAAGAGTAGTTCTAATTTCTTTTGGATCTTGTCCTGTTTTTTGGCTTACTTCTTCAATTAATTCTGATTTAATCATCTTGTTTATTATTTAATGGTTATTAATTATTTACGTACTATGTAAATTTCGTTAGACAAAAATGCTTCATCGAAAAGAACAAAAAAATTATATTCGTTTTCTTTGAAATTCGCATACACTTTCTCGGCAACAACAATTAGTTTTTCTATTTTAAACCGCTTTTCGCTAAATGAGCTACCTAGTTTTTTTAATTCTTTAGGGGAGTTTTTTAGTGTTCGGGAGCAATGAATAAAATTAGCTTGGTAAGGTCTTTTGCTAAATTCTACATAGTCACCTACAAAAACTTTGAATCCTGTTTTGGTGATGTGTGTTTGCTTAACCTTGATTACCTGAGCATTGCATTGAATTATTGCGATAAATGTTAGTAGTAACACAGCTAGTAATAAATTTTTTCTTGAATTTTTCATATTTAATCTCTGTTTAGGCAGGATTTACAATCCACCTTGTTAATATTATTTGTCATTTGTAGATTATCGGAAATTTTACCGCATCTACTTTCCGTCCAAACTTTTTTTGCATCTACTATAGAGTAGCTTCCATAATGTGTTTTCATAGTTTCGCGGGATTATTGAATTGATTTAGTTACTTCGAGAATCCAAAAAAATAATTGAACAATAATCCACGAAAAAGCGAAAATAAATGGCGAAAAAATTATTGGCAGTATTATATACCAGTACTTTATAATATATCTCATAGTTTCGCGGATTAATGAAAGTAACTTTTGTTTAGTTTAACATGCAGTCGGGCAAATAAAGCGTCCTTTTTATTAAGTGGTGTTTTCCGTTTTGATCTTCTTCGTATAAATCTAAAGAAGCGACAAAAGGGTTTACATAATTTGTTACAACTGTTTGTTTTGTCTTTTCTTTAGACATTATTTTTTGTATTTAAAAATTGTTATTATACCTATTCCCGATCTTTTTTGTAAAACATTAAGCGAGTGACACAAGCAAAAAGCTTGTATTTGGAAAAGCTGAGTAGTTTTTATTTCTTTAGAATGAAATTTTACGCAATCTTTTTCAACTACTGGACTAACTCCAAAAATTCTAATTAGTTCGATTCTTAAAAATTCTACATTTTTTTGCATTTTAATAATTTTTAAATGTTAATAATACCCTGCGGAAAACCGCAGACGCTTAGGGCTTAAATTACTTTTTATACTCGCCCTAACGAGTGTTATTTGAATTCAACTATTTGCACATTTACGATTGAAAAAATATCTCTATTTTCTCCAAAGTTTACAAAAATATCGCCTTCTTCATCTTGTTTAACTTTGTATTCGCTCCAATCATTGTTTAAAAGATACTCTAAAACTTGGCTTTTGTCATTGGTTAAAAATACTGGATAATCTTTTCGTCCGTTTCCTATGCTTACTACTGTTAATCCGTTCATTTTCTTTATTTTTTAAGGTTATTATTTATATTTCATCTATATAGATGTGGTTAATGTGTGAATTTATTTTTCTATTTATCTGAGATTTAGCCTTTTTTCGTGCTTCTGCTTTGCTTTTGGCTTTTACTTGAATTTCCATTGAATAAAAATCAATGTCTACAGAATAGGTTTTATTTTCTTTTTTTGCCATAACTAATTATTTTTTTTATACCTACCTATTGCATAAGGCTCAAAATTAAATTCTCTGTGAACTAGAATGTATCGATAGTTTTCAAAATCATTTAAGTAGGTTGTGACTTTTTCCCAACGATTATTAATTACTTCTCGAAATTCTAAACCCTTATTTCTAGCATTTAATAAATTTTTAGCTGTCGGTTCGTCATTCATTTTATTAACTAATAAATTAAGTTTTTCGCCTTTTTTTATATTATGTTTTATTTTATTACTGTATGGCGTTGGTTGTCTGTCCTTGTATTGTTCTGATGTTTCCCAAAATTTCATATCTAATAAGATTTAATAGTTCTATTTAGTATTTTTAAAACCTTCTTGGCTCTTTCTACCTCTTTAGGTTCTAAGTGATTGCCATTTAATAATTGTTTTATAATTTCTAAATCTTTCATAATTGTTTTTTTATTGTTCGTTTTTCCAGTCTTCGTAATAACCTAAATACACCATACAAAAGTCAATTATTTCTTCTTTTTTTATGCTAAAAAAATTTAATTCTTTTATGTATGTTTTTCTTGCTTCCTTCTCTAGTCTTTCAAATCTTTCATATTTTGGCTTAGTTCCGAAAAAACCAGTATTTTTAATGTCTAAAAAAATATCGTCTCTTAAATTTGCTAATTCTCTAGTGTTTTCAGTAAATAATATCAAATCATTTGAAGCGTGATATTTAGCACCTGTTTCGTAAGTTCCCATATAATTATATATTATAAATTTTCTTTTTGAGTTTCCCAAAACTCCAAAAATTCAGGAGTATGACCATTAAGAGCTACGCAGTTATATTGCTCTAAGTCTTCAATGTCTTCAATTATACATTTAGTAGATCCGCCATAATAATCCAAAGACGTAAACAAATCGAAGCTTCTTTTTTCTACTCTTCGCCTAGATATTTCTTTCATAGAAACACCTCCAAAATAATGGTGTTCGCTACTTGTCACACCTCTCATAGAATACCCTACAATATCATCAGAATAAAATTTAATAGGCATAGTTATACGTATATTAAAATCTTTTGCGGTATATTCAAGTATAACCCTACCACCTGTGTTAATATTACTTTCGGTAAGCAATAAATAAGGACTAAAATGTTTCTTTTTCCCTTTGTAGTCTATATCCTTAGTTAGTCTAGTAGCAGGATATTTATTTGTTATTTCTTTTAATATGCTTGATATTTCCGAAATCTTAACTTTTTCTAAGTCGATAAATACAGTTGTATCTATATTATTAATGTTCACGAACATTTTTAAATTATAAGAAATACTACTTTGTATTTCCTGTTCCATTTCAAAAACTAACATTTCTTTAGCTTGTTTTTTCTTTAAAATTTCTAACGGTGTTAACTCTTTTGAATCTTGCATAATTACATTTTTAGATTATTAATTTCTTACCCCTTACCGAAGTAAGGACGCTCTAAGCTTAAAAGACTTTTTTAAATCGCTTAGACGATTATACACTATTTGCTTTTTTAATTGCGTAATACAATTTATTAATTTCTCGCTGTACTTCTGCTTTCTTAATCTTCCAATAATCCAGTTTAGATTCAAGCTCTTTTAATTCGGGGTTTATTTTTTTAGCCATACTATTTAATTATTACGGTAACAGGAGACAAACCTCTAACACGAACAATATATTTACCGCTTGGTAAATCTGACATATCAAATCGGTTATCGTGGCGTATAGTAATCAACTGACCGCTTACCGCATCCAGTAAATAAGTTTTCACACTCTCAACCTTATTAATAATTATTTCTTTACCGTTTACAGAAACTAACGGCTTTACCTCTTTAGCGTTAATACTCAATGAAGACACAACCAACGCCAATACTAATAATAAATTTTTCATAATACTTGTTTTATTTTCCTACCGTCCGAATTAACGGACACGCTTAGAGCTTAAAGGACTTTTTAACGTCGCTCTAACGACTTAAGATTTACTATATAATTAAACACCGATTCGTGTAATTTTTCAATAGTTAAATCCGTACAAAAAACAGCATCAATCTCATCTATATAAGATAAAAGATTTTCATTATTAGCGTCTTTAATTCTTACAACTACGGGAATCAACCAATCAAAACTATTGTGATACCGCAACATATCCTCATTAATTACAGTTCCCAAAAACAAAACTGATTTTTTATTAAACCCCCAATTTATTTTATGCCCTTCAAATTCGGCAATTACTTTGTTTCTTTCTATTATCTCGTCTAAACTCATAATCCTAGTATTTACTAATTAAATCACATTCCATTGTATAAGCATCATACTTATACTTTTTTGTCACACCGTCAATTGTAGTAATAAACACATATTGATCTGTAGGGATTTCCATTTCATCAACTGGCAATACTTTAATTGCGACAATATCCGAGTTAATACTATTTGTAAACCCTACACATAGAGTAAACACAAACCCAACAACTAACATTAATAAATTTTTCATCTTCTTTGTTTTATTATTTCTATACTGCTAATATACAACTATTAGTTACATATACTACTATAAATATGAATAAAAATAGTAAATAGTATCTATTTATAATCATTCTAAGTAACAGGGGATTAGTATATACTTCACACCACAGAAATACAAAATGCATAGTACAACTAAATATACCCCAAAGGAACTACAACGCATATACAACATAGATAGTACAACATAAACACACAACTACTACAAATACATAGTACATCATTACTTATGATTTAGTTATTATTTTTTTTGTTACAAGGGCTTAGATCAAATAAACACTTAAATATCAATGTTTTAGCGAAAAACTGTCAGCGTATACGGATAAATGTACAGGATAGTTTTAAATACGCTCAGCATTTGGCGTTCGTTGGGTGAATTTTACCTATATGGAGAGTATATAGAGAAAACAGAGTACACCAACAGATGTATTATTGAAAAGTAGTATAAAAGTGAATACGCAAAATAAGCCCTTCTAAGAAAGCTAAAAGTTTTTGACATACAAATACATTAGGAAGGGGGTGTGGGTTCAGGAAAACGTATTGCCCTAGCTAAATTATACGCATATATCGCCTACTAAGCCTAGACATATAATTGAATACATATAACACAAAAAAGTATCTCTACAGAGAGGATATACATATAAATACAAACCATAAATAGCTGTTAAGCTCAGTGTTTTGGATATATATTACTGATTGTTAGCGATTAATAATTTAAAATAGTTCACATTATATGTGTGATATATTGTCATTATTACACTATTTTCTACATTTAAAGTGATATATTTGTAAAAAGAATAATAAGGGAATAAATGGATAAAAAAAAGATATATACCTACCTATTTACTGATGGTAAGTATTATAAGATAGGTAGAAGTAAAGATCCCAAAAAAAGATTATATGCTTTTAAGACAGGTAATATAAATTGTGAATTGGTTTGTTTTGGATTAGGTGTTTCTGAGAGGGAGCTACATAAAACATATTCTGATAAACGCGTAAATGGGGAATGGTTTGCTTTAGACACTAATGATGTAATGGTTATATCCTCCAAAATACAGTCAAGTGAAATAATCGGAGTTAATGATTATTCAAATAGTGTAGAGGAGGATTATCGTAAATTCATAGAATCTTACAAAAGTAAAAAATGGCATAAGTCATACTCTCTTCATAATTCAGACCTTTACACCTATTCTAGCAATAAGGGTAAATTCGGAATGTCTAATCTTCTTTTAGATTTATTGGTTAATGATTACACACCTATTGGCTGTAGATTATTCTTATCTATTGTAAATAAACTGGAACAATCTTATGATTTTGAAAAAAGCGCAGTGGTGTATTTGAAATATCCACTTTTTAAAGACACTTGTAGTGTGAATGTTTTCAGTCTTAATTTAAAAAAATTCATTTCGGATAAATTGCTGATAGAAACTCCAAAGAAAAAATACTATATAGTTAACCCTATGTATATTAATAAATTCTTCAAAGAAAAAATAGATAAGAAAAATGAATAAATTCACATTTAAAGTGAAAAAATTCCGTATGTTTGTATTAGAGAAATAAAACACTTTGTAATGAAAAATAAAACGAAATGCCTAACGGCATTATTACCTTTTGACCTTACTGGCTATTCTGAGAAGGATAAAACTAGATATAAGCTAGAGTCGGTGAATATCTACGATAAACCTAGTTGGCATAAAATTCCTGATTTTGAATTTCAGTTATGTCCTTCTACGGTAGACCACACGATAAAACCTTTGGTTCGTCCTATGTGTGATTTAATGATCCCTATTACTGTAGATGGAAAAACCTTCACTCCGATTAAAGAAATGTTTCGCGCAATAGATCCCACCGATTATATTGACTTTGAGTATTTCACTAATAAAGAAATTGATTTGTTGATGGACACTTGTCAACTTCAAATAGATGATAACTGGAATCATGTGCTTTCAATAAAATCTATTGATAATCCTATAAACGAATTATCTTTTTGCGTTAGCACGAATAGGGTTGAATTGTTTTTCGATAATGAAGAGTTTAGTTTTTGTATTTCACATCAAAAAAAATTATTTGAAATGATGCGAAGTTGGCATCTCGATTTAGATGGAATGATTGAATCAGGAGATGCGTATAATATTAATTTAATAAAATAAATATGTCAGATTCTTTAAAACATTTCAACCCAAAATATTTTACAGTTCTTGAGGTTTTGGATGGCAAAAAAGATAGTGTTAGTGTATATATTGTTACTGATAATTCAGTAGACTATTTTATAGAAAATTACAAAACTCAATATTCAGGGAATAAAAAAGACCCTAAGTGTATAGGTATTTGGAGAATTAAAAAAATGAAAAAATGAAAAACTCAAAAGACTTCTTGCGAAGTAAAGGTATTAAGGACACATTGATGATTAATGGTCAATGGGAGAAAGAAGGTTTATCTGCATTGTTAGATGAATTTGCTAATCAGGAAAATGACATTAATTACCCCGATGATTATGATGTTCTTAAGGAGTGGATATATGAGGGGGCGTCTGTTTGGACTAGAAGCATGGTGGGTTTTGCTGTAAAGGTATCTATTGTTACTATTGATTGGGAAGAAAAAGAAGTAGTGGCTAATAATGGAGATCAATCAGGAGTGTTAGATTTCTATTCTTTATACAGATCTGAATTTGATTGTCCAACAAGATAGTTTTATGCGGAAAAAGACTAAATACAAAAACACTTACGAACGCTTTGTTTTTAATAATAGGTGGAGAATACCTATTTGGAATAGGAGTGAAAACTGGTGTATAGTTGGATTTGGGAGGAGATCTTTCAGCCCTACAGAATTTGAATATTATATTAATTTTTTTGGACTAGATTTTAGATTTTGGTTCACTAGAGAAGTAAAACTTAGGAAAATATGAATACAGAAATAATATCTGCCACTAAAGGAGATTCTAAAGACACAATAGATAGTCTAATAGAATATTTAAAAGAATGTAAGTCTAAAGGGGCTACCCACTACAAAATGAGATGGAGTGGAGATCCAATGTGGGCTTTTAAATGGTTTGAAACTTTTAGGATCAAAAGTGATGAAGAGGTTAGGCAAGAAAAAATAGCTTCGCTAAAGGAAGAATTAAAAGGATTAGAGGAGGAGTGATTTATGGAAGAGGACTTAATAAATATTCTGTGGGATGTTAAGGAGCAAAAAAAGCATCCGAATATAGCTTTTAAGGAGATTTTAGCATTGGTCAAAAAACCATCAAGTCCAAAAAAATTAAGAAAATATGACTTAGTGGATATTAAGTGTTTGGAATCTGATAGGCTTCATGCTCCTTTTGAAACTATTGAAGCTGAGTCAGTACCTCATGCAAAGTCTATTTATCACATGATGTATCCGCAATATAAATATATTGATATACGGTGTCGTATCAGCAGAAAAGGGAGTTTCGATTTGTAGGATAATTAAATAACATAAAAATGAAAAAAACTAAAATTTTTTTAGACACGGAGTTCACAGGGCTTCACCAAAAAACAACTTTAATCAGCATTGGTTTAGTTTCAGAATGTGGAAAAACATTCTATGCAGAGTTTAATGATTATGATGAAAGTCAGTTAGACTCATGGTTAATAGAAAATGTAATATCTAATTTAAGATTTTCACCGCCTAAAGTAGGCGAGGATGAATATGGAATAGCTTCAAGGCATCACGACAACCCTGTAGGGAATTCTCTTTACAAATCTTTTTCAGAAGAAATGAGAGGTAGCACTAGGCAAATTAAAGAAAACTTAGAAGTTTGGTTGGCTCAATTTGAAAGCATTGAGATTTGGAGTGATTGCTTATCTTATGATTGGGTTTTATTTTGTCAAATTTGGAGTCACTCATTTAACATCCCAAAGAATATTTACTATATACCTTTTGACTTATGCACTCTTCTTAAGATAAAAGGAATTGATCCTGATATTTCAAGAGAAGATTTTGCTTGTGTCGAGAACATGAAAATGCCTAATGGTAAATTTCCTGAGAAAAAAGAAGATATTCCAAAACATAATTCTTTGTGGGATGCTATTGTTATAAAGAAATGTTATAAGAACGCAATAAATAAGTAGTGCAATGTGTGGAGAAATAGAAATTGGAAAATGTACTGTTTGTGGGGAATCAAAATCTGTACAAAGAAAATATTACAGATATGATATAAACTGTGATTGTTGTTCAAACCAACACTTTGAAATAGTCTACCATTGCAGTTCTTGTGATGCAAAACCTCCTAAAACTGCAACTGTACATATTAATCCTTTGAATCCTCCTCATTTAAAGCAAAAAAACATGGAGTTGAAATCAAAAAAAGCTAAGCATTTAAAATCTTTGGGTTATAGTATTCGAGAAATTGCAAGCATAATGAAATACAAATCTCCAAAAAGTGTTCAGGATTTATTAAACAGAAGTTAATTATGAAAAAGATAATAATTTTTTTAGCAGAAATATCAGGAGTTTCAGATGATATAAGATCTGAATGCCTAAAAGAAGCGGGTCAAAATATGCAACAATACGCTCACTGGTTTACAGGAGGTTTAATGGTTGATGGTCATAAGTATGACATATCAAACATATTGTATGAATACCCTAAAAAATGTCTAAATAACGGAAGATCTCATCTTTTTGGATCTCAATTTACTCAGTTAAGACAGTATTTATGGGATTTAAGTAATGATAAAAAATCAATTATTGTAGAATTAAATAAAAGTAATGATGGAAAGTAAAAAGCCGTGGGGGTTTTGCGAAACTCCCGAAGAGAAATGCACAATGAATTATTGTGATGAAAACGGATGTCAAAACAGAAAAAGAAACCTTGTTCCTACAGAAGATTTGTTTCCTAAAAAAATTAAGTTATCTAAAAGCTTAGCTAAAATGGTTAAGCTTATGTCTGACAATTTAGGAGAAGAGTTTCCTAAAGTTAAGTTGTTCAATTGTATTAAAGGGAATGAGTGTGTAACTGAGTTAGACTACTTTCAAAGTAGATCCTTTGATGTGCATTTAAGTAGAATTCGAAAATTCATTAAGCAGGAGGGTAAATATGAATTAGTGAAGTCAGGATGGTCTAGTAAATCTAAATTTAAGTTAGTGGATAAGAATGAATAGATCCCACCAAAATGATATAGATCGAGAATATAGAGAATTTATAGAGAAGTATAAGCAGGATAAATATCACAAGTCATATTCGTTATCAAATGTTGATTTGTATTCTTACTCAAGTAACAAAGGTAAATTTGGCATAGCCAACTTACTTATTGATATTTTGATTTCTGATTATTCTCCTATAGAATCAAAACTATTCTTGGCTATAATTAACACTTTAAAACAATCGTATGACTTTGAAGAGAGTGCGGTAGTTTATTTAAAACACTCTATTTACAGTAAAGTTTGTAGTGTTAATATTTTTTCAGGAGCTATAAAGAAATTAGTTAAGGATAAGCTTTTAGTTCCCACGCCAAAAAACAAAAAGTACATTGTTAATCCTCTGTACGTAAATAAATTCTTTAAAGAAAAAAAAGACAAACCAAAATAAAACCTAAAAGATGAAAACAATTATCAATTACATTATTATCGCACTTTTATTTATATATCTTTCTGATATTGAGATTACATGGAAACCTTTTAAGATCCAATTAAATGGATGGAGAAGGTTGTTAGGTTGGGGGTTTATGATATCATCTATTCTTATGCTATCCTACGAAAATTCAAAAGAAGATTATTTTAAAGGATATAAAAAAGGAATGGATCGTGGTTGGGATGAAGCCTTAGATCATATTCGAAAAAAGACAGATATATTAATAGAAAAACACGAACTCAATAAATGTAAAGGCATTGAAGTAATTGATCCTGAAATTATTAAAACTAAAACAGCTTAAATATGAAAAATATTCCACCTGATGTTTTGATCTTAATAATGAAGGGATCTATGGGTATTCCTGTAGATTCAGAGTTTTATGAAAATTGTTTGAAGAAATATCCTGAGTATTTCAAAGAAGAAATACAACAAAGAAAAAACTGGGAATCTGTACCTAAAATAGTACACGACCAATATAGGTTTGATGTTGAACAACTTTTAAAGAGGGATGAATATAAAATTCCTGATAATGGAAAGGGGATTATGTATTGGATGGAAAATCTAAGTGAATTCAGTGAACACTTAAATAGGGTTCATATAATTAAAGAATCTATAAATAAGGAAAAAAAGAAAATACATTTAAAGCATTATTCCAAGTATAAAGTAAAATTCATTAGTTGGATCTAAAAAATATATAAATGGACGACGACACATTTAGAGAAAACACAATTTTAAAGCTCAATAGAGAATTTGGGAAAGATGAATTAGTTGCAGTGCTTAATAAGAAGGTATCTGAAAAGTCAATACTAGTGGATCAACTGGAATCCGAAGTAGATCATTTGAATTCTGTTATTTCTTCTATGAAAAAGTATTTTGAAAAAGAAGATGCGAGATCTGCTAGAATTCAAATGAAAAAAGAAAAGCTTTACAAGGATCAACAATCATTACTAAGTTCAAGAACTAGAGATCTAAAAAATTACAGAAAAATGCACAGTGCATTAATAACCGAAAACCTTAAACTTAAAGGTGAATTAAACAAATAAATTATGGAAAGTAATACTGAACGATTAATCAAGATTTTATTAAAAGACAATTTTGGCGTAGAGCAGGAGGTCAAAAATGAAAGCAAATTTAAAGATGATCTAGGAATAGATTCTTTAGATTACGTAGAACTACTTATGGAAGTAGAGTCTAAATTAGGGGTGCAAATACCTGATGCCGAGTCTGATAATATAGTAACTTACGGTCAATTTGTAACATTGGTTAATAAGTATAGTTAGATTATAATATTTTATAATATCCGATATTATAATTATTGTATATTTACAGTGAGTTAATAGTTAGTTTTTTTACGCCTACTTATATTCCGATTCTATATTTAGGCGTAATTTTTTTTAAAATAAAACTCCAATGATTCAAGAATATGTAATTTGCTTTTTGCAGGAGAATGGATCGTATTTAGCTGTATCATTGTTAATGGTAGTTGTTGCTTACGTTTTTATATTCTCAAAAAATATATGCAGTAAATGTGGTCACAATGAAGTATCTCATTCTCACACTGAAATAATAGGAAGTGTTGAAATGGAGGTGTATAAGTGTGCAAACTGCGGAAATAAATACTTATAAAATTATGAAATCTAAATTAGACATATTGGTTTTTCAATTTATATACTTATGGTTTTTAGTTCTATGTTACGTTGAATGTCTTTTTTAAAAGACTCTTTTGTATATTGTAGATATTTTTAAATTCATAATTATGTTAGATCCATTAAAAAGAAAAAAAGCCAAACCGCCAAATAAGAAAGAAATTGAGCTTGAAGTTAATTCAGTTTTGTCAGGTATTGGCACTACTAGAAAAAGCACAATAAGTGCTTCGGAAAAAATGAGAAGAGAGAGATCTGCTAGATCTTTCGTTAATGCAAATAAAAGGAGGTAAAAAATCATCTATTAAAAAAGGTCTTAATTATTTATTAAGACCTTTTTTTTATTTTTAAAAATTTAAAAAAAATCGGCTGTCTTTTTAATTACAACCGATTTTCAGCAATCATCAACACGATTTAACAACACTATTTTTTTTAGTTAAACTTTAGTATAAACAACACCTTTTTCTACAATATATTTATCAGGATATTTAGTCCACTTACAAGGACACTCTGATTTTCCTAAAACCTTAAAGAATTTTCCTCTTAATTTTCCGTCTCTGCTGTAAAAATCTTTATTTGTTGGCATAATTAAATTATATATTTAAGCATTTTATCTGATGGATCTATTAAATGTATAGGGTAATTAGATATTGGATTAATTGAACATCTAATATTTTTTTCCTCTTGTAGGGAATTTGAAATAACAATTCCTTTAGTAAAAGCCATTTCCATTAATGATTCCTTTATGTATCTATACTTTCTTTTTCTTTCTAATAGTTTAATGGCTGAATCACAAGCATTTTGAATTGATTCATTGTTTACTCCATTTTCAAAAAAAATACTATAATCCATATTACCAATATTTTACCTTCAACTTCTTTTGAAGTTCATTTACTTTTTCTCTATATTCATCTGCAATTTGTCTATAAAAAACAGAACTGGCATTTATTGTTGACCTTGACAAGGATTCAATTTTAATAACTTGTTCTTCTCCAATTTCGTGAGACAAGTGAACTCTGAATTCTGCTTGTTTTCCATTGTGTTTAGTGTCTCCATTACAAGTTTTGCATTGAGTCCTACAGTTATTTTCGTGATACCTAGTTGCTTTATGCTCACGTTTCATGTAGTGACCATTGTCAGTTTCTTTTATTGGTTTATCTCTTCCACAAGTGTAACAGGTGCAAAATCCATTAACACTATTTTTTAGCCTTATATACCTACTGAAATAAGTATCTGCTAATTTCATAGCTCCTGATATGTTTAATTCTCTTTTAGCTTCTCTGTATTTAGCTTTATTTTCTTTGGCTACATCTTTTTTAGCCTTTGGTATTATTCTTTTGTTTAGAAACTCGTTACTCCTATCTGATTGGAGCCATAATTTAAAGCATCCACAAGATTTCCCTATACCAAATTGCCTGTCGGACATTGGCACTAATTCTCCACAACCTAATCCATAGGTGTACTTATGCGTTCCTTTACACTTTTTAAGTTTATCTTTCAATTTTAATGTTTAAAAAATAAAAAAACAATGCATAAGAAAATAAACCAATCATCAGAATTAGAAATCATTGATAATGATATTATGATTAATGTCCATGTAAAAAAGTATATAATGTTATTTTTCATCTTGAATATTTTTTAAAACCAATTTCCAAAAATTAAGTTTATGTATTTTACCTCTACCTTTTACAGATCCTAATACTTCAATTATTTGATTGCAACACTTTATAGCCATTTCATTATTAATTATAGAGGTGTTAGAATCATCATAAAAAACACCAATTAATTCTTTTGCTTTTTCTTTTGCTTTTTCTTCTGTAGGTGTCATTTTTACTAATTTAATATAGTGAGTAATATCTTTTTCTAGCCAATCCACTAATTTCAATAGAGTTCCTACTTTTAACTCATGCGCTTCACCTTTACTAAGTCTCCAAAAAGTAGCCCTTGATATTCCTATTTTTTCAGTTAGATACTTTTGAGGTTTTTCTATTTTAATTAATCTTATTAAAATATCCTTATGTATCTTCTTCGTGTCTAGGTATGATACTTTTCCGAGTTGTTTCATTTTTTAATGTTAAAAAGGCAGGTCGTCCTCCTCATCTTGGTTTCCACTTGCAGGTTCAAAAGCGTCAGCAGGTGGAACAGGAGGTGGGTTATATGGTTGCTGAGGTTGTCCTGATTGAACAGCTTCAATACGCCAACCTTGAATAGTATTGAAGTATTTAGTTTCGCCCTGAGGAGAAACCCACTCTCTACCTCTTAGATTAATTCCAATTTTTACTTTTTGACCAACTTTATAACCATCTAAAATATCACATTTATCCTGTACAAATTGTATGCTAATATGTTGAGGGTATTGCTCTTCTGTAGTTACTACAATATCTCTTTTTCTAAAACCGTTGTCTCCGACTGTTTCAGTTTGACCTACTAATTTCACTTGTCCTTCTACTTCCATTGTTTTTTTATTTAAGCTCCTGTGCTTCCGAAAGAACCTGATCCTCTATCTGATTTTTGAAGATTGGTTACTGGTATGAAATTTATTTTCGGAACAGGCATTATAATTAATTGTGCGACTCTATCTCCCACATTATATTCATCAAGATCATCAACATAATCAAAAACAGCGGAAATCTCACCTCTATACCCACTATCAATAACACCAACGCAGTTCGCTAAAGTCATACCACTTTTATAGCAACTAGAACGAGGAAAAACATATCCAACAAAGCCTTTAGGTATTTCTAAAGCTAGACCGAAACCATACTTAAATACGTCTTTTTCGGCATCGTAGTTTTTGCTTATAGCTACCAAGTCCATTCCCGCATCACCATCTACTTGATATGATGGAATTACAGCATTTTCAGATAACTTCTTAATCTTAACATCCATATTATTTTTGAGTTTTTAGTTTGTCTATAATAATAAGTTTTCCTCTAACATTAGGCTTCGAGGAAAGAAAATCCTTAGAAACAATCATTGCTACTCCATTTTGAGACTTGTAAACTAAAAATACAATTCCATCCATATTACAAACAATGTCATTAGCCTTTAGAGATCCTTTATAATAAGATATTCTAAAAAGATACTGAGACAAGTCCTTTACCTCAAGTCTAAATATCTTAGCTATCAATAGTTTGAACTTGCTGTATTTGGACTCTCCTGATTCGGTTCTAGTTTTGGTTAGTTCAGAATTTCGAACAATAACACTTTTGTTTTTTTGGGTTGGTTTTTTTTGATATGCCATTATTTATTTTTTTTAATTTTCATCTGTTTCCTAACAGAATAAACAAACCAATTTGATCTGTTTCTGTTTGTTTCTTCCTTGTTGTCTGCAACGAATTTATCCATGACTTCTAGAAAATCATCAGGAACAGATATACTTATATTGGATGTTTTTGCTTTCATTTCATACTGCAATTGAGATTCAAATATATACATAAATTATAATACAAAATAATATTTTATAATATAATTTACGAAATATTATTATTTTTTTGATTTTTGCTATCTTTGTTACTAATCATATTTTTAATTTAATTTTTTCATTATGGAAGAAAAGAAATTGGCTCTTAACGCAGAGCTACAGACGCTATTGGCAAGAATAGCAGAGCTAAAAGAAAGTGGAGGTCAACGAGACTTGTTTTACGCTTTTATTTATTTTAAACAAGCTAAAGCTATTCAAGCAGAACTTATTTGTATTTCTGAGTTTGAAGAGTTTGAAGGTGAATTTGGAGGAGAAGGTCTTCAAATTGTTGTAGGTGATGGACGGGTAGATCAGTCTTCGCAAGGATAAAGATTAATGAAAAATGGAATTATTAAATATGGCTTTTTGATAGATGGTGGGAAGATCTACGACACAAAGATTCAGGCGTATAAACTTGAGAAGCAATTTTCTGTAAATAATTTAATTTACACAATGAAACCTAGTTTATACAAAAGACTTTATGAGTTTGAGATATTGCTTCTTTTCTATTCAATAGATAAGGTTTTTGAGTTGCTTAATTTCAATTCAAAGTTGAAGAAAAACCGTCTATCAGAAGTTATGTTAAAATTAAATAAGCTTCACTACATATCTAATATGTCAACTATATACAATTACCCTCCTATATATCTTACACAGAAGAGGTTTACTGTATATAAGGTTTGTCAAAAACTAAAAAAAAGAATAGATTATAATGAAAAATAAAACACCTCTAACTTGTATTAAAATTGAATTCACTAAGTTTTCAATAAAGTATTTTTTTAACAAATCTATTTTGGACAAAGGCAATTTTTCTTGGTGTTGTCCTCCTGATGTAGTGGATAAAGATTTGATTCCTAAAAACAATATAATATCTAGGAATTCAAATTTTGTGGTATATACACCTAGTAACGTAACACCTGAGTTCTATCAATCTATTTTTGATGAAACAATAAGAAATGTTTCAGAATATGAAATTGAAAGAAATCACATTTACAACATAGGAGATGTTGTTGGGTTTATATAGTGTAATCGGAAGATATGTAATCTCTAAAAAAATAAACCTTTATCCTGAAACTTGTTAAATTGCTGTATGGAGGTATATGTATTTTTGTAGATGTAGGTGTTGTATCTATTCCTGTGGCATTTGTTACTCTAGGTCTAAATCCTAAGTTAGAATAAGATATATTTATAGAATTAGCAATTGCAAATCCTGATCCTAGATTACCTACAGAAACAGAATTATTATTTGATGAAACTAATGATATTGATCTTGTAGGGTTATCTCCTCCGCCTGGATTTGTATCTGTCACTTCAAATTCTACAAAAAAAGCAGGTTTAGAATTATCTTGAGATTGATTAATTGCATTTATTTCATTTTGATTATTTTGAGCATTTTGTAATGCAATATTAGCTGTGTTTTCAGCTTGATTTGCTAGATTTTCATTTGTCTGAATATCTGTTTCGTTCTGAGATATTCTATTATCAACTAATTGCCTATTTAATATATGAGCAGGACTAGATGTATCATTTTCTGCCCAATTAGATTGAACTTGCTCAGGTAATGTTATTCTTGATAACTCATTCCCATTAATGGAAAATACTATTTGTCTTCCATCTGTATTGTCCTCATTTAAAGTGTATGATATAGGTGTTGTTGTAACATTTCCATCAGAATCAGTTGTAATTAAGTTTCCATTTTCAAAAACCTGAGTTACATTGCTTCCTTGACCAACAACAAATGTAGCAATATCAAATCCAACATTACCTGCTGTGTCTGTTACAATAACTCTAAATGAATATGTTCCCTCAGTAAGTCCATTAACTCTAGTTGTTTCAGAAGTAGGATCTACAATAAAGAAATTTCCTCCTGTTAAGCTCTCCCATCTATAGGAAGCTACATCACTACCATCGGTAACAATAGCGGTAAGATCAATAAAATTATCAGGAAAATCTACTTGATTTTTTGAAAGTTCAATTGTCACATCAGGAATGTCGCTATTAATTGTTTTAATCTCTTCAATTAATCGAATATTATCTATATAAACTTTAGATAAAGTATCCTCTTCATTAATTGGGGATATTTTAAATGTAAAAGAATCTATCTCAGAAGCAGGGAAGTTGCTAAAAGTTAAAGGTATTGTTATTTCTTGATACGATGTATTTGAAATATCTAATCCAAAAGTAGAATCAACTAATAATATCTCTGTGAAAGATGGAATTCCTGATTTTTCAAAGAAAATAGATATTTTATATGGAACAGAATTCGGTTCGTTTCTTAAAAAGAATTTTAACTCTGTTAGATTTTCTGAATTAATAAGTGATCCATTATCAAATTTTATAGTTGAGTCTATAGCATTTGATATATCACAAAATGAAATATTATTATTCCCATCTTGAGGATCTAATTGACTAGATATGTCTACATTTACAGCAGTAGCATTACTAACTGATGGAGTCCACTCTGTATTAGCTAATTCATTATAAACAACAAGTGTGTTTACTGTTGTTTCAATTTGATTAATTGTACTTTCTATAAAAGCTATATCATCTAATGTTTTGCATAATAATTGTTGATGTCTAAATAGAACTTGCACAAAACTTAATGGTAATTCAACAGGTTCTAATGAATCACATTCTTTTTTTCTAGTTCTTGGGTACGAAAGACACGAATTTTCAAACAAAGACATATCGAAATTTTGACCAAAAATAGCTCCCATTTCAATAGTAATAGTTTCTCCTGTTATTGGATCTGTTCCTATTACATAATCCTGAGGACTTAATGGAAATTTTACTTTATATAATTTTTTATTTGCTATCTGACCCATGATGTAATTTTTGTGAAAATTAAGCATTATATCACATATAAATAAGGCTTAATTGTAATTTGACAATGCTATTTTTTTCTTATTTTTTGTATTTTCTCTAAACTTCTACCTCCAAAATAAGCACCGTACACTAGTAATAGTAAGGAGGACAATAAGCTGATCCAATCCTTTTTTACGTCGAATCCATCAACCGAACTATCTACAGTTATATAAGTTGCCATAGCGACTGTTAGAAATATGATTATTAAAGGTCTTACATTTTTACTTAACCAAGAGTCAGAAGTCATGTCAGATTCCCATCTTTTAGTTGTCTCTTGAGCGTCTAACACATCAAATTCAAGCAACTTTAAAGCCACTTCTTTATCTTGTTGACTTATGGTGTCGGAATCACCAATAACCTTTCCTAGCTTCTTCAAAGCCCCAACGCCTGAAATACTACCTGCTATATCTAAAATATCAGGAGCAACACCTTTTAATTTTCTTAAAAAGTCTCCAACACGAGTAGTTCCGTTTTTATCTTTATAATTTCCCATCTCTGTAAAATTTAATTATATGATTCAATTCTGAATCAGTCCATTCTTCTCTTTTTGATCCGAAATTAACTTTAGCTAGTTTGTTTTTTATTAAATAGTCATTTATACAAAGATTATGAATCCATATACGCATTAATGGTCTACCGAATTTACCATCTATATAGTTTACACTTTGAACTACAATATCTTTATTTAGAATTTTTTTCTCTAAATCAGCAGATATTAATTTGGCACATTTTTTTTCTAGGGCATTTTTAGTTCTAGGTTCAGGGGTATCTACACCTAAAACTCTTATGTGTAAGTCGTTAATTGTTATATGAAAACCTAAATCTAAATCTATTACAAAAGTGTCTCCATCAACAATCCTGTCTACATTTGCCTTATATGTATAGTTTACATTTTGAGAAACTGCGAGATTCACGAATAATATCGCAAAAACTAGAAGTATTTTTTTCATAACTAAAACTCTTTAATTAAACAAAAAGAAACAATTTTTTGAGGTTTAAGTTTATTTAAAATAAATAAGTAGTCCGAAACTTTGTTTACAACAAAGCAACCCCAAGACCAACCACCTATAAGTCTTCTAAAGAAATTAGGTCTAAGATTGTAATCGATAGTGTGAAAATTTATTCCAAAATAACCTGAAACCAATTTACCTATCTCTTCTGCCAAGTTGTTGTCGTTATTATCCCTATAGCCAAATATTCTTCCAACCTGTCTTAAAGCGGGCATTTTACCCCTGTGAAGACCGTATTTCCATATATCATAGAACCATTCGTCAGATTTTGTTATGAATGCACCTGACAATCCTTGTCTTTTATAGTTCTTTAAAGCTTTTAATCCTGCATTTGTTGTACAGGTTGCAACCTTAATAAAAACCTCCCCCTTATAAAGATATACTTTGTCGTCAAAAGTGTTCGGGGAATTTTCATTAGATCTAACAAAAAGCAACCAATATCCTTTAGGAATTCCTTTGAAACCATTTGTAGATTTTACTCTTCTTAATAGTTGGCTGTCCGAATATGATTTTACATTACTCTTCATCTTTGTCTGAATCTATTTTACAATTAGCTCCACTCTCAATATTGCTTAATGATTTCCTAATAAATCCTGCCATAGCTTTTCTTATAGAATTTAAAAGCATTGATATGTAATCAACATTTTTGATCCTAACTTTATTCTTGGCAGAATAGATATTAGTAATACAACTTAATGCTTCTGATACTAATAGGACTCTCATAACTATTTCAACACCTAGCGAGAAGTCTCCTATTTTTAATCCTTTTGCTAAAAGAGCAACTATTAAAGGAATTATTAAGAAACATAATTTTAAACAGAATCCCCACAATAATTTTCTAAAGCAGAATTCATCTCCGAGCCTTACGCTTTTTATAGCTCCTAAGAAGGAGTCTATGCACATAAAAATTGTTAATATTAAAAACATCTCTAAATCTATTTCTAACCAAACAAAAAACCCATAAATTGACATTTTAAGAAACTTAAGCACTTCTTCCATTTTTTATTAAATAATAAGTTGAACAAATTAAAAACAATGAGGTAGACAATGTTTGAAAAATTAAAGAATACTCAATTGAGTAATTTATTAATTCGCAAAAAGAATCAATTACATTTATTAAGTTAAAAGTTAGTAGCCCCCAAATTGATAGTTTGCTATAAAAACAAAAATTGTAATTATATACAATGTAAAAAAGCGGAATTAAAGAGAAAATAGATTGACCTACGATGTAGCTAACATATTCATAAAAAGCAGGATTGGAAACAATATCAAAGTAATATACGTTCACAGCAAAGCAAGTTATAATTAATGACAAAAAAGGCATTAAAGAAACTATTGATTTGAACCATTGCTTTTTTAAAATATCTTTCATTACTTTTTTTTAGGAACAGATCCACCTCCCCTAAGTGGTCTTGATTTTTTGGTTTTTTTTGATTTTGGTTTTGGTTTATTTGTTGTGTATTTTTTCTTCATGTTAATCTATTTTATTTAAGCTTTCTCCGATAAAGTGTATAGTTACTGGAAGTAGTCCGATCCACTCTCCAATTAACACACTGAAAACATTAAATCCAAATGATAATAGTATTGATAGCGTCATAATCGACGATGCAATATATTTATATATTCTTTGTTTTTTTGATGAGAATACAACCATTACAATAGAACCTCCAATAAAAAATATCATTGTAAAGGTGTAGTGTAATATTTTGTAATCTAAATGAGGTGTTAGGGCTACACCTATTAAAGAAAAACCCAATATAATATTGTACCATTTTTTTTCCCTAATAACTCCATTATACATAAATAGAGATCCTGAAAGAGTAAGCAATGTCGGTAACAAATAAGATTTATCTGAATACGCATAATCACTTATACTTGATCTAACCTCTCCTGTAAGTAAAATCAATATTAAGGGTATAAAGAATAAAAAAGACCCTAGTATTGTTTCAAATTTAGTAAGTCTGCTTATTGGTTTCATATTAACTTAAATTTCCTTTTAATTTTTCAACAAAATATTCTCTAACAGATCTTCCTTGTAAATCCTCAAGACCATATATTTGAATAGCTCCTTTTATTTGACCTGCTTGAGTTGCACTCATAGAACCCGAAGATACGGCTTGATCTATTTGTTCATTACTTAATATATTGGTATTTAGCCAATCAAATTTAGTGTCTTCATTTATTTTCTTAAAAATGAATGTACTTCCGTACTTCTCAAATTGAGAAAAAGCTCCCGAATAAGAATTTGCTATTTTTCTCATTTCGTTAAATGCGTGACTAGAGTTATTGAATATTCCTAGTACAACTAGCATTGTTCCTACTTTTTCAGATAGAATTATAGTTATATTACTTCTTCTTTTTTCTCCTACCTCTCTTCCTGTAATATTATTATAAGTTTTACTCTTATCTTTTGAGGATAATCTTTCCTCTCCATTATTATCGGAGTCTCTATCTGATGTATCTAAGTCTCCGTTAGTGAAGAAATATTCCCAAGTTTTTATTCTTGATTTTATTCCATATTTACTTATTGGAGTATTTGGATCTGAAACGTGATTTGGGTTATATTCATATTTCTCTGTTATGCATAATACCTCTCTTCCTTCCCAAGTATATATTACTTTGTCTATTAGACCGTCATTTGTAAAATGAATATTAGGTTCTAGTCTTATTCCTGATAAAAGACTATTCTTGTAGTCTATAGAAGATAAATCTCCTAAAGAAGCTTGTTCAGTAACTAACAATCGTAATAAGTGAATAGGATCAGAAGCGAAATCTAAACGTCCTTTTTCTATTGCTAATTTTTTAAAATCCTGTATTGCTTTCATATTATTGTCTTCCTAGTATATAGTATTCTATTGCGTTAGCGAAATCTACTGTGTCAATCCAAACTAACCTAGTGTACCTAGCCACTACAGCTACGTTTTCTAAATCTACTCTACTTCCATCAGGAGGCAGGGTTATTTGTAATGCTTCCGTGAAGGTAACTCCATCGTCACTTATTTGAAAAGAAAAGGGAACTGAACCTCTATTTGCACTATGTATTAATCCTAATTTAGTTATCAATGTTTGTTGACCGTGATCTATTTGTATATAATGATCTTGTGCTTGACCATTTCCTGCGGAGAAATGTTGGCTACCTCCATTATCAGGATCAATAGTTCCATCAAAAGCGTTTGCTATTGCGAAAGTCGTGCTAAATTGTGATTTTGCAGAGAATCCAGTAATAAATCTTTGTTCAACTCCATTTGGAAGATTTACACAATCAACAAAATTGTCTCCCCAATTCTTAGAGCTAGATTGACCGTTTTTTATTTCTAACTCGTGAGTTCCTAAATCGTTACATCTAGCCAAAAGAGTTATTAAGTTTGGCTGAATAACTACGTTATCTATTTCTGCATCTTCTAATGTTATTACACTATTAGGTTGAAAGTTCTCTCCTTCTATAGATATTACGCCAAATTCAGTAGGTCTTAATTTACCTCCAACTCTTGATATGAATGGAGATATTCCTGATCCTCCTGTAACTTCATCTTTTTTTGCAAAAACAGATTCTTCATCTAATATTAAAATAAAATATTGCTCTAATGAATCTGCATCTAAAAAAACGATGATTCCCGAATCATCTTTTCCTGATATTTCGTTAAATGGAGTTCTAACTATCTGAGGAATGTTAGAGTTCTTTTTAGCGAATGAAAAATTATCTCCATCTCTACTGTAAATCCAATCTTCGGGGAATCCTGCGCCAAGAGTATCAGCATAAATAATTCCAGTATCGGGGCTTTTGAATATATTAATCATTTCTAAATTTTCTTTCTATTTTATAAATAATATCGTAAACATCTATATTACCATCACAGGTAACGTAGATTTCTCCACCATTTTGAATAAATTCATCTAAAGTATATAAATCAATTGTTTCAGATACTTTAGTGTCAACTCCTGCTCCTCTAGCAAGTCTAATTGTTTTTGACCAAATAACTCCACTAGATCCTCCGATGTCTAACTCTAATGTTAAATTCCTGTTATTCAATGTTGGATCAACAATAAATTGTATAGTCCAATCATAAGAATCTCCTTCATTGTCAGGTTGTAGTTTATTTGAATCAAGTATAGTGTCTAAGCCTTCTGTTTGAGTAATGTTTATTACATTAGATCCATTATTTGGAAGTAATGCTCTTCCATTAGATTGAGGTATGGATAAAGGTGCTGTTTCTGTGTATTCATCGTCTCCGAACTCTATCCAACCTAAAAATCTTTTTTCTACTTTAGCTGAATCTAAATCCTGAATTTGCTGATCTAAATCATTTATCTCAGATTGAAGAGCTTCATCAAAAAATATAGAATCATTTATTGAATTTATTCCTGTAGCTAAATCACTAGGAACTGACCCATCAATTTCCCATTGGTTAAACTTCGAGAAATCAGCAGGTAACGATCTTAAATGACCGTTTCTTAGATCATTTGATGAATAATTGTTCTTTAACTTAATTTCAAGATCTTTTTTCTTGTATAAATTATAGTTAATATATACTTCATCATCTTTTATGGTGTAGTTTTCTCCTGTAGCTAATGTTACAGATTGAGATGAACCATATATTCTATTTTTAATAACCATAATTTTTTTATTATTCGTCTGTTGTGTAAACTCCTGATATATTAATGCTAGTTCCATTTGGAGCATTTGTAGAAAGTTCTATACTGTCTGAATTTCCCGAATCTCTTCTTATTTGAATTTCATTTCCAAAAGCAATCCACGCCTTAACGTTACTTGCATTATCATTCGATATATTGTTAAAGCGACCAATTGTAAGAGAATGAACACCCCCTGTAGTTGCAGGTCTAATGTTGAACGGCAAATTACCTATAATCATAGGATCAAAATTACTTGGAGCTGTGATCATTCTAGGCTGACCTATAGCAATATTAAAATAAACTAAAGACCCCGTTTTAATATAATGCCCCGAAATAGAAGAAGATCCATAAGATCCTGTGCCTTGAGATGTTAGAAATGTAGGGTTAAATGTTCCTGAAACTTGACTTAATACAGGGCTTATTGTTGGTATTTTATGTGTTAATTCAGTTCTTTTAGATTTAAAAGCTCTTTCATCTGTATAGTCATCGTTTACTGCATTATGAGATATAGTTCCATTTAAAACGTTTAAGTTCAATGCTCCTATAGCACTTGGGTTTAAGTCGAATCTGATTGGGAATTGCTGAGGAGTTCCGCCTGTAAATACTATTTCGTTGTGACCTAAGAAGGTTAGTAATGTATTTAATGTAGGAGTTGTTGATGGAGATGTTGGTCTGTCTCTTACCCAAATTAAATCAGAAGCTCCTTCTAAAACAGAGTCTTTTATAAAAATAGGAATACTTTGATCTGCTCCTGATTTATAATGACTTGTTTGAATAAAATTACCATTTCCTAGCATTCTAGCAGTTCCTTCAAAAACAATAAATGATTCTTTTATTTCAGCATCATTAAAAAATCTTCCGTCTAAATTAAAGAAAGGAAAGTTATTGTTGTTTGTTGCTTCTACAACTCCTTTGAAGTTAAATCTATGAGATTTTGGCTCTCCAAATGTAGGTTGATACATTTGAGCATTTGAGCTAGACAATCTCAAGTTATTCATAAACACATTGAAATTACCTGCTCTACATATAAAAACAATAAATCTATTGTTATTTGGATCAGAAAACTCTCCTCCTAAAAATATATTATATGTTCCTACATCTGTAATGCTACCTACACTTAAGTCTGTTGATGTATATCCTAATGAAAAAACACTAAATCCTGCATCTGAATTAATAGATTGTATCTCTCCAATTCTATATGTATGAAAAGTTTTGGCTTCATCAAATCTACGACCTTTTCCAGTAAACATTGAAGCAATACCTGAACCTGTTGCTGTAATATTTATTTTATTGATTTTTACATCAACAAAATCAGCAATACAATCTCCAAGTACATTTGTGGATTGATTAATACTTTCGTTTATGTTGAAAGTGTTAACATCCATAAATATTCTAACAGATGTGGTTCTACTTTGACTTGAGTTTGTTCTTATTGGCAACGTAAACACATCTGCTCCTTCATCAGCCATTTCGAATAAATTGGCTCTAAGATCCATATCATCATTAAAAAACAATGTAGCTCCCCTAATGGTTCTTATCGTTCCTTTAGGAATATATATCTTTCCAAGTCCACTTATTGTCAGGCTACTGTTTAATTTTAACACAACATCCTCAGAGGACACTATATTTAGGTCTTTTAGCGTAAAAGAGTCATTAATGATATATTCTCCTGCATCTTTAAGGAATATTACAAATCCCGCATCTCTTAATTCTGAATTATTAATATCAGTAAGTGCTGAATTTATGTCATTGTAATAATTTACAGGATCTCCAATTGAAGGAGTGTGAGAAATAGCTCCAACACCAACGACAAGGTAGTTAGGCTTAGCCATTCCTGAATCTTGAGCTAAAGAAACAAGGATACTTCCCGACCATCTATATTGACTATTTGTAGCTGTATCTATATAAATTTTACCTGTTTCCAACACTATCGGATTCCCTGTAGGATCGTTAAATGTAGTTGAATCAATAAACTCTCCTTCAATTATATCATCTACATAGCTAGGTAATTGATTAGCAGGAACAGTTCCATTTACTAAATCTGCCTTGCCTGATAAGTCTATAGGTTCTTGGAATTCTAGTATCTCAGTTAAAGACTCAACTAGGTTCTCAGGAGTTATTTGATCTTGTTCTGTTTTGTTGATAAAATTTACAACAAATTTGTCTAATATTTCTTGCTTAGTCGGGTTCATTATATGAAAATGCTATTAAATTGATTATTAAAAATGCCTAAAGGCACTACGGGTGGATTTGTATTTGATGATCCTGATGATGTTGATATACAATTCCAAATATTATCAAGTAGTTCTATTAAGTTAGTCTGCTTAACATCATCAATTTCCCATTCATTAAACTTCGAGAAATCAGCAGGTAACGATCTTAAATGACCGTTTCTTATTTTGTATGGATTATTGTTTATAAAAACTTCATCATCTTTTATGGTGTAGAAAGTTCCTGTTGCTATTTGCAAACTAAATCCTGAACAATATATTTTGTTTTTAGTAACCATAATTATATCAAACTTTGATAAAAGTAGTTTTTTATTAATTAAAATTATTCGTTAGGTAGTAATCTTTCCTTGTTGAAAATACTATCTAACTCCTGTTTAAAATTAGCTTTTGACTCGGTAGAGTTACTAAAATTAACATCTTTAGTAACATCACTTCTTTTTTCTATTAATACAGCCTGATTTTCACTTCTCAGGTTTTCCCTATCATCTTTTCTGTCCTCCTTAAAAGTATCCCTCTCAATTAAAGAGCTTTTTGATATTTCAGCTAATTCTAATTTTCTTTCATGCTCTCTTTGAGCTAATAACTCCTTAGTAAAAGCTTTTTTTCTTTCCGACTTATCTTCAAGATCTGCTTCAAGTATTTTAAGTTGTTTTGCTACATCAAATTCAATAGTCTTTGTTTGTTGTTTTTTATCTTCTATTCTTAAAGAAGCTTCTGTATTAGCATTAGATTGGGCTTGTATGTTTTCTAGTTTTCTTTTTTCAGCTTTCTCAATATTTGATTCTACTGCATATTCTAAAAACTTATTTGCACTCTTGGTATTTCTTATCTGTCTAGCTGTATTGTATTGAGATACAGTTATTTCTCTGTTATTAAAAGCGTTAATAATTGAACTTTCAAACGCTAACCTTTCTTCATTGTCAGGTTTGAAGTCAAAATACATTGCAAATTTATGTAAAGGGAGCTTTTTTATATCATCTAACAAGTCAACATTGTCAGATCCTATAATACTCATATACCTGTCTTTCAATGCTTTAGTTGTTAGAACATCGTATAATCTTAATGATACAGCTTCACACATTCTTAGAGACATATTGAAGCTTGCTTTTACAATATGATTTGTTGCATTATTGGAACTTGCAAGAAGTAATTTCTGAACAGTAACCGAAGTCTTGCTGTTAGGTTGAGTTGTTCCATCCCTAAGTTCATTGACTCCAAGAAGAGTTCTTAATCGACCATAGTTTGTACTGAATTCTTGAGAAAGAAATCCTAATGCAGAATTATTTAAACCTCCGTTTTCTTCCCTTATAGCTCTTCCTATAGGTTCTCCATCTTCATCAACTTCATCACCTAAAAGAATACCTCTTCCAAAGAATAAATCTAACACATCTTGTGGCGAAACCTTTTGACCGTTAAGAACAACATTGTTTAATGCTCTTGGTGATATTGTCACTGTATTTGGTCTAAGTTCTGCCTTTAATTGCTGTAGTTTGTACCAATCCCTTTGAATATCGTCAACAATAGGCTTGGCTCTTTGTATCAAGCTATCGAATCGTATTACTCCTCTTTCTGAGTTTCTTTTTACTTTGGGAGCATAAACAACGTAATTACTTATTGGGTTGTTTACTTCTTTTTCAACTTGATTAGGGATTTTTTCCCATTTAATCATAATTCCCGCAGTTGGAATATATATTCCTCTGTACCAAACTTTATATGGAACTTCAACTTTTTTATTTGGATTAGTTGGATCGTATCCAGTTTCAGTTCTTTCAATAAGTTTTACTGATTTATTCTTTCTGAGTTTTTTGAAAATTCTACTTTCGTGTACGGCATACTCAAAATCTATATACTCAATAAGTCTATGTTGGTCTTGATCGTGGTCGTAAGTGTCTAGGTTTTCTCTGTTGCCACTTATAGATGCTGTTTTTAGTTGAGATAATTCTTCTACAGAAAAATTCCGACCTGCTAATTTCATCATTTGACCAATGGTATCCTCGCAATAAGCTCCATGATACCTAGCGTCTCTAGCATCATCCATTTCAAACAAACTATGGATGTAATTATACGGATCTATGTACTTTATTTTTATACCCTCACTATAGTCCGTATAGTGGTATCCAACACCAAGTCCTATGTCAATAAGATCTTCATCTACTTTGTCTTTTATTCCTTCAAATCGTTGGTGTTTAAAAACATTTTGAACAGCTAACTCTTGAGCTTTTTCAATATTTGGCTTATATTCTAGCTTACGTATTTTTAACTCTCTCTCGTCTTTAGGAAGGTCTTTTCGAGTTATGTCTACATTTATTCCCTGACTAATTATATCAGAAAACTCCTTTGTAAAAAAATCTTGTTCGAGATTCTTAAAGAAGTTTTTCTTGTCATTTACAGCAGTAATATCAATAGCTTCTGCTTTTGGAACAAACAAACTTTCATCTATTGAATTGGACAAAATATCCTTGAATACAGGAAGTATTCTTAGCTTTTCAGAATAATCAATTTTATAATTTTTATGATCTATTTCTGATTCGTTTTTCTTTCTAGCTCCCTCAATCATTCTTTTATAATTGGTGGTCTGCTCGCCTTTTGAATAGGCTCTCATTTCGCTAATCCATTTTCTTCTGTAATCCATTTGACCTTCACACCACTGGCTAGATATAGCTTCGGCTACTTTTTTACCAAAGGAAACGTCAGACTTTTCTTCGTCTGAACTAAAATCATCAGGAAATGTTGTGTGTATGTATGACATAATTATGTAAAAATAACTTAATTAATGTTTTTTAATTTGATCTATTAGTAATTCTAAGCACTAAAGGAACTGAAAGACAAACTGCCCGACTGATTAATAAAGTCAGGAGCGTCTTTTCTTTTCTTGACTCGATATTGCGCCCCCATTTTTGCTAATCCTGATGCAACACCTAAATCGAATTCTTTACGTTTGGATAAATTAAATACAATCCATTCCTGTATTAATTCTTTGATATAGCATTTACAGTCAGTCTCAAGATTTATTCCTACATGATCTACTATATAATCTTTTATTAAACTGGCTTGATCTGCGACAACTTCTGATGAACTCGGAATTCCTCCCCATTTTTTCTCAGACTCAGTTAGTTTACTCCATGCTTTGTCTTGTCTTCTAAGAGAATACCCTGTGTATCCATTATCGTACATAAATTCAAGAAGTCTTGGCTTATTACTTTCAATTAATGCGTACATTCCAAAGAATCTACATATTTTAATAACATCTTCGTAAAAATCATCTCTTTTCTCAGGACGATCTCTATAGGTTAAGAAAAAAGAATTGGAAGGTGCGCCAACCATATTAAATTTAGAGAATCCGACAACTGTTCCGTCAGATCCTTTTCCATCTCCTGCATTACCTATAATATCATAACTATCAACTCCGAAACATCCTACATCTGCATTGTTAGGCATATTCATTTGTTTTCCGTGAAAGTTCTTTTTTGAGAATTTATTCTGCATATCCTTAGGAGGAATCCAAGTAGTCTTGATTCTTCCTTTAGGGTTAGGATTCCAAATTACATTGGACTCAAACTTCTTTCCCGACCAACTTAAATTACCTGTCATAACAATATGACTTAATTCTTGCTCAGGAATTTTATCTAAAAATTCTATATGATTATTTAAGTTGTCAGCGTCAAAATCATTATGAACTCCTCCTTCTTGTCTGAGGGCGTGTTCAATTGTTCTTGGAACATTTCTATAAAAAGAATTAAGCTCGCTTTTTTTCATCTTCTTAGCGTTCTCTTCTTCTATATTCCACTTAGTTATAGCTCCATATTCTACTATTTTTCCAATTTCATTTTCAACTGGCTCTATAGGATCGTGATATATTGGAAACCCCCACTTATCAAACATGGCTTCTTCCCCCCAAGTAAGGCAGTTATCTACAAACAAGGCTACTAATCCTGTAGCTGTAGATCCTGTTTTATCTCTTTTTCTAGGATCTGAATTTTCCCATTCATATTTTGCTGATAAAGAATTTATTTTCTTATCACCTGTGGTTGATCCGAATTTTCCTTTTGGCTTAGTGTCTTTACTTTGGTTATAACACCTTTTGTGCCTAGCTCTAAATTGAGAGAAATCAACATCTTCTAATTTGAAGATTTCATCATTAATGGCAAAAGGCTTAACCCTTGTACTATCGTATGCTGTTAGTTTTGTTGGGTATGTTTTTATACGTGATGTTTCTCTTTTTGGAGTGTCGTGTTTTATTTCTATTTTGGTTTTAGGTAGATCATTTGGATCACTTAAAACAGGTTTGAAAAATGTAGGATAATACTTAAAAGAGTCAACTATTTTTGATTGGAATAATTCTAATGCCAATTCTTTTCTTTCTGAAACAATGGGGATGTTAGCGTATTTAGTTTTACTCATAAAATTAAGAGCTTCACTAGATGCTTCTGATGTCCAAGCTACACGCCTACTTTTGAATCTAATTTCTCCAAAAACATCATCATCAGCTTTTACCGCTTCCCAATGCCACCAAGTATATACTGATGTTGTTCGAAATAAGGGATACATATCAGAATCAGTCAAGTAATAATAATTAAGGAACATATAGTTAGATCCTGTCATATACATTATTTCATTGTCTATTTTGATAAAAAAACCATTGTTTCTTTTCTCGAATTCTTTTGCTATAAATTTAGAATACTTATTAAGTAATGTTTTCCTTTTTGATTTATAGTTGTTGCGAATAGATTTTATCTCTGTTTGAGATCCTGCATCAGATAAATCGGCACTATATTTTTCTTCTAAGTCTAAAAATTCTTCAGGAGTTTCTGTTCTTCTCCAAAAAGAATTGTCGGGATGAACGTCTTCGTTCACAATTTCTTTTCCTTTATGGCTAGGTATTCCAATAAGTAGTTCTCCAACTTTATATATTTCGCCTAAACTTCCATCTTTAGATATGCAAATAAAGTTAGGATCTATATCTTCATATTTTTTATATTGCCAAGAACCTTCTTTGTTTTTTTTGTGATACAATTTTTTATCCATCAATTCAAATGGATTTATTTTTGTAGCAATTGATCCTCTGTAGCTAGTGTCTCTCATTAGTCAAGATATTTTTCTAAAGGATATTCATCATTGGATTCTTGTTCTTTAGGAACTTCTTTTATCTCATCTTTTTTTGAGTTTCCCTGTTTCTTAATAGCTTCGATTTCATCTTCTTTTTGAGTTATCATTTGTAGAAGATTGGAAGCTGTTGTTGCAGACCTATCAATACCTTCGGCATATACTTTTCGCTGAGTGTCTTTTAATTTAATTTTACCGTTTTCAGGCTCAGTTTCTATGTCTTCACTAAGAAGAAGAATGATGTTATCGTAAGACTTGTTTAAAGCGTCTATGTGTTTTTGGATACGGTCTATTTTTTCACTTTTAGTCATTTTTTATCTGTTATTCCTTTTTTCTTGATTTTCTTTTCTTTTTCGTTCGGAATCCTTTCTTCTTTCTGATCTGCTTTTTTTAGATTTAGATCTTTTAGAAAGCTCTTCCCCTGTTTTTTCCGATATTATTGGCTTACTATAACCTAATGCTCTATAAACTTTAGACTCCGTACTTATATTATCGTTCCAATAAACATCGTTCCATTCATTTAAAACATCAAATGAGAAATTTGGTATTCCTGCCAATAATCCCGATGTCTTCTTGATAGCATTAAAGATATGTCTTTCTCGTGACTTTTCATTTTTGGCTTCACTGGCGTTTTTAATATTTGCTTCTATTTTTTTTATTTCTTCAAATAAAGGACTTGAAACCAACCCACCAAAAGTAAATTCTTTGTCAAGAACAATCTTGTCTATTGTGTATAATAATATACCCCCGATTATTGGAACAGACTGTACATTTCCTAAAATAGCACTACTTAATAACGCCTTGTCAGACTCACTAGAGTCTTCTTCATCTAAAAGACCTTTGAAAGCACTTATTAATCCTCCTGATAATATATTAGAAATATATGTGTAAAGCATTGGTTGAGCGAATTGATAATTTAAAAAAGCAAAAGCATTCCTAACATTACTACCTTTAGACTCTTGACCTCTCAATCCTTTAATTAACTCCCTTCTATGAAAGTTTGCATTTTGAAAGTTTTGTATAGGAGAGGTCGCAAACATCATTATATATCTCAAATAAGGACTTTTCTGAATTTCGCTTTTACCAAAAGCACTAATTGATTGTTGAGATCTATCTGCGGAAGATTCGAATTTCTCTAAAGCTTTTTGAGTTGCAACATCTTCTGAAAAACCTCTCTTGATAAATCTAGCTTTCCAAGACGTGAATACAGGTATAGCTCCCATAACACCAATAGTATCACCAAACTTAACGTTGACTAAGGATAAGTCTAATATCCTTTTGTATGATCTCGCTATGGCTCTTCTGTTGGCTTCAACTTGAGAATTTTTGAATCTAATAGACTTATCATCTGAAATAGATTCAAGACCTAGAATTGCATTCTCTATATTTTCTGAATCGTATCTTATTTTTAAGAAATCAGAATTTTCAAATAAAAATTTACCATCTTGAACAATACTAGAATAGGCATCTAAAAATTCTCTAGTAGACATATTGTTAGGTAGGTCAAAAGATCCGTTTATAATCGAAATTGTTTGTGTGATCCCGATTTTTGTCTTTAGAGCTAATACTGATTTGGCAATATTTCTACCTAAAGTATCTACTATCTTGTTACCTCGTTCACCGCCTTGCTCTACATCTTTTGTTTTGTAATAGATTAGAGAGTCTATTATTTGAGACCCTTGAAGACCATTATTAAGGAGCAATGCTTTTTGAATGCTTTTATCTTTTATAATAGCATTGTATTCCTTGTGGACTTCTGCAAAAGCTATATAGTGTGAGCTTTCTTCTATGTTTCTTTTCAACAAAGTGTCCACAGGGATAGCATTTATTTTTTTGTCATTTAAAACTCTTTCTTTTTGACTTCCGTATCCAGTTGTTCTAATTCTTGAAGCACCTAGCAAGTCGTTTTCTTTTTGAGAAACTTCTGTAGACTCCCTATTTACTTTTCCTGCATAAAAATCAGGCTTACCTAGAGAGTGGAAATTTAATTTCTTGTAAATCTCATTAGATTGATTGTATAAGTCTTGATATACGGAGAAAATAAAATTACCATAATCTTTAGCTGATTCAGGCAAAATTTTCTCGATGTCTTGCAATACGGAGTCCGTAAATCCATTAGAAGCTAACCCCGCTCTTAAGTCTTTGTTGTGATAGTTTTGCCAAACATTTATTAATTGAGAAATAGAATAATTAGCATCTTGTTTAACCTTTACGCTTGAATCATCAGGCAGAACTTCTATTTGTAATTTGACAATTTTATTTAATAAAGCGTCGGCTTTTCTTGTACTGCCAAATATATTTTTTTGAGCGTCAGATATTTTTTTAGAAAAAGATCTAATTCTTTGCCTTTTAACTCGTTCTCGGTTCTTCAATTTATTCACAAATTGAACCCAAGAACTAGAATCTCTGTTTTCACCACCTTTTTTAGATATGAAAGCAGATATACTATCTAAGCTTCCAGTTACTTTCCCTCTAAACAAATCAAAGTAAATCTTTTTAAAAGCTCCTGTTAGTGGATTTGATTCTAATTGTAATTCTTTCTTTATATCTGATACCGTTCTATTACTGGTCAAGTTTTCAGGATTTGCATCAGACTCAAGATCGGATATTGTTTGGTTTATTTCCTCTTTTTGTAAGTTTCTAAGTTCTTTAAGAGAACTTCTTCCATCGTTAAATATTTCTTCAATTTGAGACAAGGCATTTGATAGTAAGTCATTTGCATTATCAACATCGTTACTAGTATTTGCTGATAGTATCTCTAAGGAGATTCCTATAGTTTGTAGGTCGATTTGTTCTGAGTCTGTCAGCGAATCCTTGTCTAATAATAATTCTCTAGCATCAAATAGCTCTACAATTTTATCATTAATTAAATCAGATTTTTTAGTAGTAGAATTACCTTTTATCAATGTATTGTTTTTTATTTCAGATAAAATATTTGCAGTTTCCTCATTGGTTATGTTAGCTTTTCTTCTTCCACTTTCTCTTTTGGAGAATCGTTTATTCAGAATTCCGTTAATTTTTCTTAAAATAACTCTATTAGATATAGAGGTGATTATATTATTTACTTTGTCGAATTCTTTTAAAAGGTTGTTTTTTGTTTTTGATTTTTCTACTCCTCTAAGTAATTTTACAAGCTCATTCTTCTGTAATTCAGACACTTGACTACTATCAATGCTTGACTTTATAAATCCAACTAAATCTTTCTTTATATCTGAAATAGTTGATTTTTGGTCATTGAATTTTTGATATATTTTATCCTTAGTTTCTTTTATTGATTTTTGTTGAGATATTACTAAATCAATAGCGTTAACATCAGATTCATCTACTTTATTGGATTGCTCAGCATTTGATCTATTGGCTATTTTTTGAGCAGAAAGTAGTTCAGCAGAAGCTAAATCCGTAAATTTATCCAAAGTTAGATCTGATAATTTATCTTCACTTAAGTTTCTTATTCTTAATCCTTTAGCTATTTTTGTAAATAAATTTTTAAACCAAGAAGAGAATTGTTTCTTTTTTGATTCATTTAGTATTTTTACTCCTTTTTCTCCAATAGCTTGAGATAATGCTTCTTCAAGAATTTGATTCTCTGATAATTCAGAATATGTTTCGTTATTTATTACTTGAGACTCATATTCAGATCCTTTTACTAAATTAAGACCTGTATTATATGCCTGTCTGTTTGTTGATTTTATGTGAGATACCCAAAGGTGTCCAAACTCATGTATTGGTGTATCTTTTTTTACCTGATCTCTATTTAGAAACACAACATTATCATTGACAAATCCATTAGGCGCATCGTTCTCGGAATCTATATTGAATCCTAAAGATTTCAGTTCCTCAATAATTTGAGGACTAGATAATACTTTTACATCGGATGATAAACCTGTCTTCTTTAGTCTATCAATTAAACCATTTAATTCAGATCCTTTTATTCTTTCTTGTGTACTTGATACCTGAAAAGGAATATCTTGATCTGACGAATCCGATTGTTGTTCTTGAGAGTCACTAGGAGATTCGTTTTTAAGAACATTCTCAATGTTTGAATCTGTAGCGGTTATACCCGTAAGAGATTTAAACTTGTTTTTCAAATCTTTTACATTGTTGTTTTGTGAATCTAAGAATGAGTTTGGGTTTGAGTTGGATTTAATAAAATCTGTTATGTCGCTTAACTCAACTGTGTTTTCTGTTAATGATTGCGCAACTTCTCTAATAGAATCTATGTTTCCTGATTTTCCTGATTTATTTTTATTTTTAGAACTGAAATAAAACTGGTTTATATCAGGAACATTGTTGATGTCGTCTACTTGAGAAAAACTTTCTTTATTAACCTTGACTCCTTGAAGCGCACTTGCAATAGCACCTTCTAGGGAATTGTTTTTTGAATCAGAAACTAAAGAATCAAATTCCTGTTGACTTTTTATTTGCCTAGCAACTTCTATTGGATTTGTGCTTTTTTCTAAAATTTCAGAAGTTATTTGATCTGTTGTTATAGATGAGTCATTGGGAATTTCAACCTGAGTTCCATTGTCAAAATCAAAATCATTTATAAATTGATCTACTATAATTTTTCGTTCTCTTTGACTAGGCTTTTTGTTTCCGAATTTTGGTTCAATATTTAGTTTACCTTCGTTTATAGAAACTTTGTAATCATTTATGTTTGTGGATACATCTATTTCTGATGGATTGCTGTTTTCTAAAATAGAGTCAATTTGGTTAAATGAATCTTCTTGTTGTTGAGTGTTTTCAGTAATAGGATCTCTAAATAATTTATCAGGGTTATTTGAGTCTTCAACAAAACCTTCATCTAAATAAAGTTTTTTAAGTCTCTCTTTATCTACACTTTCCTCAAGAGGAACAACATCAAGTTCTAGCTTAGACCCATTAGAATCTGCTAGTTCTGTTATCTTTTGTAGAGCATTTTTGGCACTTCCTTGATTTCTTGAATCTTCTTGAGTACTGATACTGTCTATTTTTATAGATCCTTCTCCTTTCTTTAAAATAACATCAGAATTCCCAATAGATACTTTTGTTGATCCTGATGCTATATCTGAAATATCCTCAGTTTTACCAAGAGATTCTGCAAACTCCAACACCTCTTTTGGAGTGGAGTTATTTTCTTTTTTAATCTCCTCTATTCTATTAGATAAGGCTTCTGCGGATTTATTATCATTATCAATCTTAACGTCAATATCTCCTGATATTATTTTAGAAATATTAGCATCGTCAGAAATGAAATTTTCAAAATCATTTTTAGTAGATTCTGTTTCTTTTCCATTAACAGAAATAGTTATTTTCCTATTAATTATAGAGTCTTGCTGATTATTTAGGTCAACTAGATTTTTTTCTATCTCAGATTTTAAAGATTTTTCAGCAGAATTTAATTTAGATTTTTGATTTAACCGATCTAGTGATATTTCTATAGAAGCTTTTTTTGATGAAATATCTAGCAATTCTTTTTTCTCATCTAAATCCAAATTATCGAAATTATCTACAGTGGTAGATATTATTTTTTTGTTTTCCGAGAACAATTCATTTATTCTATTTTTAGTAATGTCTATTGTATTCTGATCCAAATCATTTGTTTCATCTAGTAATCTTTGCAAGTCTGCTATTTCAGAAACATTGTTGAACACGTTTTCTCTTTTCTTTTGATTAGAGATATGACTAATGAATTGACCAGTTATTCTAGGAGAAACAGAAAGGGCAGAACCCACAGAAAAACCTCCTGCTATAGCATCTATTGAATTATCAAAAACACCTATTCGATCATCTCCTAAATAGAATTTGTTTATGGAATTCTGAGTAGCGTTAGTTAAGAACTCATCTAGCAAACCTTCCTCTGCTCCATCTTTTATGACACCGAAACTTTGTTTAGAAAATTCCTTTATTCTATTAGATATATTTCTTTTTACTTGAGATCTTAACTGTTGCTTGGTTGCATTTGATAAAACTCTTTTCCCAATATTCAGCCTTTTGGCTTCACCAAAAAGTTTACTGAATACTAATTCGGAAACAGCAAGTGTTGAAGATGCTATAAATATATCTGATTCACTATTGTCAGTAGCTCTTTCGAGAACAGATTTTTCAGATTCTAAAGATTCTTTTTCCTCACTGGACAAGCCATCTTCATTAAGGGAATTATTGATTTCATTAATCCTATTTGTGTCTGATTTTTTTCTTTCTCTAATAGATATTTCTGAATCAGCTTGTTGAGCCACAACAAAAGAAGCCTGACCTACGTATGGAATTGCCAACTGAGCAACTGTAGCAGTATTGTCAGCCAATCCATCAATGGTAAAATCAAAAACATCTTCAACTGAGTTTATTTCTGAAACGGAAATATTCTTTCTCAACTTATCTCTTTCTGTTTGAAGTATTGACTTGTCAGTTATAACACTAGATAGTAATTTTTCTTTTAGGTTTTCTGTCTGCTCATCAAATTCTTCCTCATTAAATTCTGATACCTTAGAGCTTGCGGGAATCTCAATATTAAACGGATTTTCTCCTGTTTTTAAAACCTCTTTTAATCTCATTCTCTCGTCAATAAGATTAATTCTTTGGGCTTGAAATTTCACATTAGCTCCTAAATTGGCAAATCCTATACCCGCTCTTCCTATAATATTATCTAAAAATCCATACTGTCTTTTAAGAAGATCTATTTCTTGGTCTTGAGTTCCTAGATTGTTTAGATTATCCTCTAATTCGTTTAGCTTTTGAATTCTGTTGTTTATGATCGGTTGAGTTTCTTTTATAATTTCATTTCTTTGAGACTCTATTTCTGATTGTTCTTGACTTATCGCTTGAAACTCGGATCTTAACTCAGGCAGATTATCAACCTCTGATGAGGTTAGTTGATCTTGAATTTGTCTTTTCCTATCATTTAATGAATTAAATCTTTCGGTAATAGATAATACAGTATCCCTAGCTAAACTAAGGTTGCTGTCAATATCTTTAATTTCGGATTCTTTTAGCTTTCTTGATTCATCTAAGTTGAATTGTTCAAAAGATATTATTTCTTGTATTTTATCCTTTTGGGAATCATCTAAATCATCTATAAATTTAGATCTTTTAGATTGTATCCTTTCGTTTATTAATTCTTCTCTCTTAGATACTTTTAATTGATTATCAGGATTAAAAAATGGATTAATAGCAAATCCTATAGTTGGTGAATTTACTATCTTATTAAAAGTGTTTCCAAAAAAACCGAAATTACCTTTACTTTCTTTGGATATTTTTTCATCAATTTCCTTTAAATCTTCTTCGGTTAAATTTTTAATATTTTTAAACTCGTTTAGTTTTTCAATATCAAAATCAGAAGCAGAATCCAATGGGTTTTTCTTCTTTATCACCCTAGAGTTTTTACTAAAAAATCTAGTATTCAAAGATGATTCAGCTAAATTAGGATCAAAGTCAGGGTTTTCAAATATTTCTATATTTCTGTTTTCTGTCTTGAAATCAGGGTTTAAAAAGAATTTTTTGTTTAATTCAGATTCAGGTTGACTAGCATCGAAATTGGTGTTTTCTATTGCAGGTGATATTCCATCTTCTAGTTGAAATAAAGCAAATTCATTACCACCATTTTGTTGTTGCTCCAAAGTGCCAACTTGATTCCTTGTAGAAGAATCCGACGATAACCCCGAAGAAGTTGATGTAGAATTCTCTTTTTTTTTTACGGCAGGAGGTAAGAATGGAATATTAGTGTTTTCACTAATTACATTAGATGGAGTTTCGTTTTTGGAAGAAATTGGTTTTGGGAAGTACTTGTTATTGAAGTCTTCAAAACCTTTAGTAAACAATTGTCGGTCTTTTACAACATTGAAAAGAACCTGTTGTTGATCGGAATCATTTTCATATTTTTTCCTAAAATCCTCAATAGATCCAGTAAATAATTCTCTGTCGTTTACTACTTTATATAGTTGATCTAAGTTATCTCCTCTTTCCATATTAATCTAATATTCCTCTATCGGGATTGTTGTTTACTCTTCTGTTTTGCTCAATAGCCTTATCGTCCAATAAGATGCTTAACTCATTTAAGTTTTCTAACTTAGAAGTTTTGTTTTTGTCAATATTTCTTGAAATATTATTTAAAATAGCTTCTCCTGTCTCTATAATATCAACACTTTCTTCCTCTACTCTAGTTACATCATTACCATTGCTGTCTGTTTTAATAGATCCATCATCATTTCTAACTAGAACATCTTTTTTAACAGTTTGTTTTCCTACGGCAAACACTCTTCCATCTTGGGTTTTTATTAATGATGAGAATGTTTTGTTTGTATTGGAGTTTCCTTTAACTCCAACGGTAAGAGGTTTTCCTGCTAAATTAAATACTTGATCTCCTTGCTGTGGAACAAAAGGTGCGTCAACGTCTAACTCATTTAATATCTCACCTGATTCGTTTGTAGAAGCAGATATTGTTGTTAACCCTGCTTGTTCTTTTCTTCTTCCTGATCTTATGTTTAATGCTTTTTGAGAATTGTTTAAAGAGTTGTCAACTTCTTCTAAGTTTGGTCTAACAAATTCTTCATAATATCTATCAGCTAAAACATTTTGTTCTATCTCATTAAGATCACCTAAGGCTTTATTTGATGGGAAAATACCGCTTTTTCTTGCTTTTGATAAAAAACTTCTTGCTTCAACTGAGTCCTGAGAAAGTAATCCTTTTACAAGTTTAACCCCATCTGATTTAGTTTGCGCAGTTATTCTTTTATTTCCATTAACATTATCAAGCAAATTTGAAGCTATATCCTGACCATTTTTGATAAAGTTTGATTTTTTATTAAAAGATGAATTTAGGAAGTCATTATTAAAAAGGGTGCTAGAATTTAATCTGACAATTCCATCTTTAAATAATCCTGTTGAAGTTCCTTTTAATTCATCATCTAAGGCAGGACTATATACATCTAAAGTGTAATCAGCATTAAGCTTATACTTTCCTTGTAGTATAGATTCTTTAAATCTATCAACATCATTATCTAAAAGCTCATTAAAGTTCCCTTGTCTTTTTTGCTTTTCTAGTTCTTGAATCTTTTCAGTATAAACCTTGTTTATTTTTACGGCAGATTCTATTTTTCTTTTTTCATCAGCAAGTTTCAACCTAGCATCTATGTTTCCATTAGCAGAAGCTTTAGCTAAATTCATATAGTATTCTTTGTTTTCCTCAAATCTATCTATGATCTGTGAATTCAAAAAACCAGCATTCTCCTCAGGTTGTAAGCCATTATATATTTCAAAGGTTTGCTTATTAATTTTTCTTTGGAATTCCTGTCTTTTAGCATCCCTAGCTCTTTTTTCAGCTTCTTCCTTTGCTTTAGTTTTTCTATGGTATCTATTGTGTTCCTCAACAATTGCTCCGATGTTGGCATCTTGTATTGGTCTTAGTCTAACTAATGCGGATGATGTTGTGTTTTGTACCATTATGCTATTCTTTGGTCAGGTGAAAATACAGTTGCTCCTAAACTAGTGCTTGCGGTTGAGGGATCTGCAAAAGACGATCTTAAAGATGGAGCTTGGGGTGTTCCTCCTGTTGCTCCTGAACCTCCTCCAATAGCACCTCCTAATGATAATCCTGCGGACGCTAAATTGGATAGTCCTGAAAAAGTATCTTGTCTTCCAGTTTGTAATTGCTGTCCTAAACCTTGTAATGCCCGAACCTCTCTTTGTTCTTGTATAGATCTAATTCTTTCTTCTCCTGTGGCAATAAGTCTTTGACGTTCTAAATCTTGACGTTCTAAATCTTGACTTATTTGTTGTTGAAGAAGTATATTCTGTTGATTTATTCTAGGAAGACCTCCTAACACACCTCTAACTCCTGATCTTTGTAAGGCATTAACGCTAGTAGCGAAATTAACATTATTTGCTTCTGTTTGCTGATCTGATTTCAGAGTGCTTATTCTGATGTTCTCAAAAGGATTTTTTAGTTCTTGTCTTTGAAAACCATCTATAGCTTTTTGAGCTTTTCGAGCATTACTTATTCCCGAAGCTGTTTGAGCTATTGCTGCTCCTCCTGCTATAACTCCTGCTGTAACTGCTGCCATATTAAATAATTTGAATAAAAATATATAACAAATATATGGATTTACAAGGGGTTTTTGTTATTATAATAGTAATACTATATCTTTGAGTTATGGCTGATTTATTTGAATATAGAAATATACAAGAAGATGATTATTCAATTTTAGTAGATTGGTGGAAATGGCATAGATTTCCTGCTCCTCCTAGAGAAATACTGCCTGATAATATTTCTGACGGGATAATGGTTTCTGTGAATGGAGAAAATGTATGCGCAGGATTTGTTTATAGGACTTCTTCAAGTAGTTTGTTTTGGTGCGAGTGGATTGTTTCGTCTTATAAAATAAGAGACAAAGAGGTGAGAAAAAAAGCCATATCAAATCTAATAGAAGCTATTAAATTTTTGGCTAATGAGATGGGGGCTAAAGTTATATATACCTCATTAATAAATCCTTTATTAAAACAAGCTTACTTAGATAGTGGTTTTGTTGTTGGAAGCTCTAGTGCTGACGAATTAATCTTTAGATTTTAATCTTTTTTGTATTTCAGTCCATTTAATCTTTTCGCTTTCAGATATCTCTTCCTTAGTCATTTCTGACTTTACTCTAGGTTTATCTGAAACATAATCGTGAATCCAAAGAACATTATTGCCTTTAGAATCTTTCACTCTCATAGATCCATATAGTTTGCATATTCTAGCTAGTCCTCCCATTTTTATTTTTTAAAAAAAGATTTTATATCACTTAATTCCAATCCTTCTAAACATTGATAAGTGTATATTTCGTATTCTTTGTTGGTTGATAAGGATTTTACAATAATTTGAGTATCATATTTTTCCAAAACTACACCTTTAAAAGGAGTTGGCTCTTTAAACTCATCTTTATAATTTCCTAGATCGTGTACTATTATCGTGTTATCCTTCATGTTTTTTGTAAAATGTAACTAATACAATTCTTTCTCCTTTTTCTATTTTAAATGGATACTTAGAGTGAAAATAATTTGAATCGTAAATTAAGAATCGATTTGGCTTGGAGGATATAAAATCTGTTTTTTTCCATAAGTCAGGGTTGTTGGAATCTTCAATTAGCAATCTATCAAAATCTTCATTTGATATATCCTCAGGAAGATTATGACCATAAGTATGGTGTTCAAAAAATTGTGTGCCGTTTTCAGTAACACCTTCTTTTAGGTTTAAATATAAAACAGAAGCTAAGTCAGACTTATGACCGTTTATGATATTATCCGCGTGTATTCTAGGATCGGTATCAAAATGAGCATGAGCTTTTCTTATAAATGTGAGAATTGTGTCATATCCCTCAAGCTGAACAAGCGGAACAACGTAGTCAGGTGTGTTTATAATATTGAAGCTTTTTTCTCCAACTGTCACAATTCTAAATTCGTCGTTTTTTAAATTATCCTGTATTTTATTAAATGTTATTTGGGATAAAAAATCATCTATAACTGAAATCATTTGTCTTATTTTACACAGCTAATATATAAATATTAGTTAATAATAACAACTAAGAGTTAAAGGATTTAGCAACTTCGGTATTAACTGCTCTTATAGTAACTTCCTCTGTTTCGTCACTAATCATCTCAACTTCTAACACATCTCCCCTCAATGGATTCCCATCTATATTTTGATTTTTTCGATACATTAGAAAAGATGGAACAGTTGTTGTCTTGTCTTCTAATATTATTTTATCTTCAGTAATGTCTAGTATTTTATTTCCTTGAAAAAGCAAAGAAGAACTTATTATTTCGTCTCCTATGCAAATGTTTACGGGTCTTCTATCTGTAGATATTTCGCCATTAATAATAGGGAAAACACCTAGTCCTTGAATATTGCTTGACTCAGTTTCTCCGTTTGTGTTTGGAGTTATGTCAGAATACCAATAATCTTCTTTTTTAAGGAATTTACTTTTTTCTATGGTAGAAGACGTTAATCTAGTTTTAAGATTAACCAACCAAGCATGAGTGCTTTCTAATCCCATAGCTTTCCATATCTTCTCAGTACTAAAATCTTCATTAACAAAAAACCTTAATTTACTTTCTTTTTGATCTCCAAAGAAGTTATTGCGTGTTTCGTTTGAATTTAAAACATACATTACTCCGTTTTTCCACGCATAACATTGATTATTAGCGTTTAATATGAAGTCAGGCTCAAATGTGAAGAAATTTGGAAAGCCCTTTACTCCTTCTTTAAAAGCAAGTGTTGATTCTTCTGTAGGGATATATAATAAGTATTCACCGTGCCTAGTATCAAAACCTGCGACTAATTGGTTTAACTTATTTTTATACATAATGTCTGAGGAATAATACTCTAGTAAATTTTCATTTATTGTAGATATTCCATTATTTGATAATCTGATAATATCTCCTCTCATTTGATCTGTAAAGTAAAATCTGCTACCATCTTGAACAAAGCTTTCGGGATGCCTAGATATTCCGTGTTTTCCACTTGCGTAAGGGCGGTAACTATTTCTGTCTAATACATTTGTTGAGACTCCAATTATTCTACCTCCATCTACTTGATTAACAATTTGTTTATTATATGGCATTACACCTACAGCATCTTCTTGAAGAACTAGTAGATCTCTATTTATGTTCCAAAGTTTTTGAATACTGGCATCTTCTTTGTCTAATTTGACAAAATTAAGAAGGGCTAGGTTGAAAGAACTTAATCCGTTGTAGTCACTTTCATCATTATATATATCACTCCAAGTTATATCGGCTGTTCTGTGTACTTGTTGGTATCTTTCTCTAGTAGTTGTTAATGGTCTTAATCCAACTTCTAACCCATTGGTATTAAATTCATCTCTTATCTTGTAGCTTTCTACTGCATTTCCATAACTAAAAGCATTGAACCATTCTAATGTAACAAGTAAATCACTAGAATTAGATTGTGAGGTATCTCCATTTTGGAGTCCTATTTCTGTTTGAAAATCATTTGTTATTGCTGAGTGGAAACCATTTACTATTCTATAGTTTTTTCCAACTTCAAAATATATATCCTCAGGCTGTCTTGGTGGTTCTGTTTCGAAAACAATTCTATTGTCTCCATCAGATTGTATAACGCTACTAAATGTTCTAATCTTAGCTCTTGAATCTAAATCATTGTTTTGAGTACCTTGACTCTCTATAACCATTGTCATTATTCCATCAGATTGATTTCCTTCAATCCTAGTAGCACTACCATCATTTCTCAATACTCCTCTTATAAACCAAATATCATTTATTGGTATTAAGGATGATATTTCATTGTATATGTTTTCTTTGTAAAACCACTCTTGAATATTGTCATAGTTTGAACTAGCTATTTTGTCTATTTCAAAAAAAACATTTTGTTCATTATATTCGTCGTATCGGAACAATATTCTAGCTCCTGCGAATATTCTTTCTTCTGAAAGAGAAGTTATAGTGTCATTTATACCTCCTTGAGTTCTAAAGAAAGCATAAGCTTTTGAATCATTTCTAATACCGAAGTTTCCTACGGCATTTATATTCCAGTTATCAAAAATAGAATGACCTGTTTGGTTGTCAAATGTAATCTGAACACCATCCTGCAATGTAAACGCTTGACCTGATACTATTGGAATATTTTGTCCTAAATAGTTTGCGCCATCATCTATACTCCATCTAAATGTATCTGTAGCTCCTACAGAATCTATTTCTACCAAAAATCTCAATCTATTATCTGTACCTCCTGTGTATGCACCTGATGTGTTTAAATCATTAAGTGTTTGACCATAGAAATGAGCTTCTGATATATAAGAAGATTGATTAGATACAGGGTTATCATGTCTATTAGCCGAAGTGTCGTAAGTTCTTAATTCGTAAGAGTCATAATCGTCTATGTCAATTCTGAAATTCTCAGGCTTTATTTTAAAGTATAATCCACTACGTTCAACTATAGAATCGTTAACTATGTCAGGTTGTAAAAAGTTTTTTGGTTGCTCCGTTATTTCTAAAACTTTAGCTCGAACCAACTCTTCTTTAAATCCCTGAGTGTCAGATTTAATTATTAGATAATCTCCTTCTTTTATTTTGTCTTTATCAGCGTTTTCAAGTTTGATCCATCTGAATACTCCGTCTTCATAAAATAATGTTGGAATTAATTGTTCGTAATTTTTCTTATTTTGTTTTATGAAAAATCTGTAATACGTAGCCCAAAAAGGAGGTTTATGTTTTAGTTGTACTTGTATTTTGTTTTCGGTGACGCTATTCTTGTTGGGTATGTAAAGAGTATTTGTTTTTGAGCTTAATAAAGTTGTGATTCTTCCATCATCATCTCCGTAAACTATCGTAACTTCATAATCCCTGTTACTTTTGGCGGTTTTTTTAGGAATTAGACTAGCGACTTCTACTAATTCAGTAGTTACATTTCCTGTATTTGGGTCAATTAATGGTCTTTCCTCTTCTACAGTGTTGTCGAGGGCAATTAAGTTTAAAGAATAGTCTAGCCTAATTTCATTTCCTTCATCATCTTTTATATCATAATTCTCTATGTAGTTAGCTAGTAAAACCCTTCCGTCAATTATTGTTTGAGCCTTGTTTGTTAGAGGAACATTATCGAAGTGGTTTAACAATGCTTCTTGCGGTAATGATCTGTATGTCTTGTTGTTATCAAAAACAAACGATTGTATTTCATTGTCTCCATACCCAAGTAAGTCTTTGTTGAAATCGTCTATAATCCAACCTGCGTTACTGCCTGTTCTTACCCAAACAAGTTGTATTTCAGTAACTCTATCACTTCCAGTATTGAATTCTAATAAAACCTGATTAAATTGATTAATCATACTTCGATTTGATTGTTCTGCAAAATCGTAATCAAATCTTTTAGGTTCAAAAGCGAACTCAGTAAATGGAGCTAAAGCACTATACTCTCCATCCAAATATCTATATCTGTAAGAAAAAGCTACCATTATATCTTCTATGTGGTTTTCTTGCTGAGAAGATGTATTGGTGTTTTGTAAAGATATTCTTAATTTTTGTAATGGAGGATGTACAATTAATTTAATGTCGTCTTCGGTAAATCCATCTTCTCCATATCCTTTTGCTCTTTCAGTATTAATTCTTCTTGGATTGTTTCCGAATTCAGACCATATTTGAATTCCATCTATTTCATTCCAACCTGTAACATATCCTTTTTTATCATATTTTAAAACACCTCTGGTGTCTTTTAATATTATGGAAGTTGTGTCGTTACAAATGTCGTATTCAGCATCTATGCTAATCATTCCATTGGAAGAAGCAAGTTTGTAATAAATTACATCTTTGTCTTCGTTGAAATAAGCACCTATACATTTTAAATCAGTGTTATTTTCGGTAACATCACTTACCTCTGTAGTTCCTTTTATGTTTTTCCCAACACCATCGTCGGAATCATTGGTCTGAAACCTAAGATTTTCAGCGTGTCTATACACACCTTGTCTAGCTAGTGATCTGTTGGTGTCTTTATCCATCACTCCCCGACTGAAAATATTCTTTATTTTAGGCATAGTACTTATTATTATGGTTATAAAAATACAACTTTATAGATGAAATTTAATTTATAAAAAGTAATCCGTATCTTCGTGAAAACAAAAAGCCAAAAGATGTAGGAATCTAATGGCTATTCTAAAAATCATACTCGTAATATGAAATCTACACCAAAAGTACACGAAAATTTATCATTAGAAAACATTGAAGGAGAAATTTGGAAAGATATTCCAAATTACGAAGGTTATTATCAATTGGTTTTGCGTACTTCTTTTGATAAGGATGGATATTTAAGATTAACATTATCTAGAAATGGAAAAAGGAAAAATTTAAAAAACTACAAATTAGTTGCTGTTACTTTTTTAAACCACACTTTTGAAAAGTCTAAAAAAGTTGTCGACCACAAGGACAATAACAAGTTAAACAATCATGTAGATAACTTGCAGATTATTTCTTCAAGATTAAATTCTTCAAAAGACAGGAAGAATAAAACATCAAAATATACAGGTGTTAGTTGGAAAAGATCTATAAACAGGTGGATTTCTTCTATAATATTTAATGGTAAATGTATTCATTTAGGTTGTTTTAAAGAAGAAGAAATTGCCTCTACTTATTATCAAAATGCTTTGATAGCAATTAAAAATGGAACAGAAATAGTTAGATGCACTCAAAGAACAAGAAAATGATAAAAAGATTTTTTTTATACAATATTATTTTTTGGAGAATACATAAAATAAAACGGTCTCACTTGGGTTTTATGGATATAGATCGTAAAATATATTATGAATATGTGATACGGCATATTATAACTAATAAAATACTGGATCATACAGGATGGGGTTCTGAAATGACTCAAGAATCAATTATTTGTTGTAATAAATGTTAGTCATAATTACTGGTTATAGCGAAGTGAAACAGACTTTACTATTTGACCTAGAGATATTTTATCTGATAGTAATCCTTCTGCTCTGTTTTTTTCTGTTTTATACTCTCTTTTAAATCTTTCAATTCTGCTTTCAGGAACGCGACTATTACCTTCAACATATTTCCATTTGATCCAGTTTGTAACAACAAGCTCAAGAGCATCGGGTATTTTCACATCACAATCTGATATATTTTCTAATCCTGCTGATTGAAATTCAATAACAACTGGCTTGTCTACCAAATCTTCACTAAATTCAAAATAAGATCCTGATTTTATTGGTTTAACCCAACTATCAATATACATCGAATTTTTACTGGCGTTCATTTTATTTCTTATGTGGTCATTTATTGAGTGGTAATATTTTGTATGTTGGCAACATTCAACTTTAACTTTACAATGACCTGCTTCTTGAGCATCAAAACTAGCCCCTTCTAATACTTGACCTTCACAATCATAAATTAATTCATATTCGTGATCCTGTAAATAATCTTTTATCTGAGGACTATTGTTTACCGATAAGGGAACTATATTGCCACTATCATTAAGAACGGAAACCCTAGTCCAGTTTGTCATATATCTTGGAAAGGGAAACATTTTTGATGGGGGAACTTGTATGCTTATTGCTTTATCTTCACTTTTAAGGTCTACTTGTAGCTTCTTTAACCCTTGTTTTCCTAGAATAGAAGCGGTAAATCTCTTCATATTTTTAAAGAAACTATCGTCTGTTGCTGTTAAGATAATATTATCTATAACGTCCTGCAAAGTTACACATCCTGAACCACCCCAATTTTCGGGGTTTTCGTAATACTGCTGATCTGTTAGTTCTTTTGCCATTATTCTTTATTTTCTAGTTGAGCGTCTTGAGCTTGTTCTTGATTAGCTGTTTGAGTTGCGTTAAATTCTCTTAAGTATATTGATGCGTCTTCAAAAACTAAAGATATAAGATCATCATAAAAATTCTCAGGCATATCTACATCTTGAAAATCATTAGAATCAGGATTAAACATTGCTTTTCCTTGAAAGTCAACGTATGTCCATTTTGCTGTTTTTGGCTTTCTTAAATAGTGTAAATCTATTTTCTGAATACTAGTAGGGGATACTTTTAATTTTTGTCCTACTTTACTGCATACAGGAGAGCATTCTGATGGCTTGGCGTATTTGTTTCTTTGTAGATCTAAAAAGTCATTAAAATGAATTTTATCAATTCTAGTTGTGCCTTTAAAAACATCTTCTGCAAACTCAAAATCATTTGGGAATAAAAATATTCCTTTACCACCTTGTTCTTGAGAAACTTCTTCTTCGGTTGAATAAAATTCTAAAAGTTGTCTAGTGTGTTCTGATAAGTTTGCTAAATCTCTTCCATCTAGCATCCAATTCATTTTTCTAACATTTGTTTTTAAATCAGTGAAAAGTTGATCGTAAAGTTTTCGAATCTCTTTGTTTAAAAACAAATTATAGTGCATAGGTCTTAAATACCCAAGCTGTTCTTTGTTCAACATTGCTTGTACAGTAGAAAAAATCGCATCTATCATTACTAAAGGTTTTAAACAAATATATGGATTTTAAAGTGTTGAATATTTTGTAAATAGTAATAAAAAAAGGCATCAACTGTTATGTTGATGCCTTTATGTATATTATAAGTAAGCTAATTATTTAGCTTTTCCTTTTTTATAGGCTTTAATATCTTCTTCTGAAAGATAGCCTTTTACATTGTTTTCATCAATAGTAAGGTATCCTTTAGGCTTAGGATTGAATTTATTTAAGAAACCTTGAGTTACAGAAACATCTTCATATCCTTTGGAAAATGTTAATATTGCTCCTTCTGTGGTTTGCTTAATTAAAACAATCTTATTGGCTCTAATTTCACTAGTAGTGCTGTAAATTGGAATTGCTTTAGGTTTTTTTTTGGTTGACATAATATTTATTTTAAAGTGAATCAATTTTATCGGTTAATGCGCTTAGAACTTGTCTTCCTTCTTCATCATTTTTAAGCCAAACAGAGAATTCTATAATAGCGTCACCTGATTGAGAAGCGTTGAATATTGTTTCTTGTGAATCAGACCAAACCATTTTTTTGCCACCAACTAAACTGATTATACCTTCTTTTAATGCTATAGTAGTAGCTAGTTTTTCTGCATTGTTTTTGTCTTGAAAGAATCTTGTCATTTTTACAATAAGATTCTTATCATCTAATTTAAGAACACTATTTTCATCAATCTTTTTAATCAAATCAATTTTTATTTTTGATTCCGTCTTTCTTAAATAAGACTGACCTAAAAAGAAAACAGCACAAGATATAAGGCTGTCTTTTTCAGCAGACATAACTAATCCTTTTGCTTCAAGAGTAGCTTCATATTTTTTTATCTCATAAAGCTCTTCCTCGCTAACGTTTACTTCTTTAAACACATGACCTCCATTAGCTATGTTGTCAGGATGAATTCTCATAACCTCAAGTAAACCTTTATCCTCTTCGTCTACAGTGAAGCTTCCATTTTTTATAAAGATAGGGGTTGGTCTAGGTTTTTCTTCAATCTTTTTTTGATCGTCAACAAAAATACTGTCTAATGTTTCAGAATACTGAACTTGCCTTTTTTTCTTAGTCTTACCTTTATTTGCACCTTGAGTATATTTCTCATAATACATGAAAGGTTGTTTAACAATAATTGCGTGACTTTTTTTGACTGTTTTGAAAACTATAATGCTCATAAGAAAATTCCATTTATTATAGAAACAAATATATAATTTTTTTTACAAAAAAAATAGGGTTAATAAATTAACCCTATCTAAAGAATAAAAAATGGAATAACGTTTTTCAAAAAACCGTCAAGCAATAATAATGAATATCAATTCCATTGTTTTGAGTTAGTGGTAATGCGTAAGACTTTTATAAAGTATTATACAATAGAATTAATTTTTCCTTATTTATTGCCGAATAAATAGTATAATTACTTTTACGTCCAAATCTGTTTTTAAATTCTTTCTTTTCTCTTTTAGAAATAGATCCGTGCCTTTTTTCTATCTCAGAAAGTCTAGTTTGAAATTTGTAAAACATACTATCAGAAATTACGTCTGAAAGAGAAAATTTACTCCACATTAGTAAGTACCAAGCGACTTGTTGATGTTGGTTTTTCGGGTTTTTTAAGTTTGTATCCATAGTGTTTTATTTAATAAGCGATCCATTCGTTTGAATTTAATTCATCAATTGACATAAGGTGTTCTTCTGAGTTTTCTCTAACGCAATAAACTTTCCTAATATTCTGATTTAAAGGCTTGTATAGATACCAAATGTTTTTTGACTGTTTTAGGGTTATCTTTTTGCCTGTCATTAAATGCTTTATAGCATCTGAAACATTCATTTTTTGGAAAGATCCTTTTTTATTGAACTCTTTATTATGGATAAAGTTTTCAACATCAGAATGACTAACATTTTTAAGTCTTTCTTCTAATGTTTCTCCATTATGTATTGGATGGTTTGAGTAAAGATCTCTTCTTTCAGGAGATAGTAAATATTGACCAAATTCTATTAGGTCTTTTCTGTTAAATGTAGTTACCATTTTTCTAAGTTTTCAATGGATTTTTTGCACTATTGCAAAACAAATATAATAAAAAAAAGCCCCATACATTGTATGGGGCTTTTTTAATAAATAGGTTATTATGACTATTTTAATCTAAGTTTAATTCGCTAAAGCATATATTTTTAAATAAGTTTTGTAACTCGTGAACACTTTTTATCCTAACATTCATTCCATATTCTGATGATGAAAGGAAAAACCACTCTAAGTTATCTATTGCCGTGTGTAAGTAATATTCGTGATAGATAGTAAAGTAATCTTTTTTCCAATATTTAACCATTGAAGAATTTATTTCTTCAATAAAACCAAATTTTCTAAGATAATATTCATTTAAAGGTAGTGCGCACACATCATTTATGTGAGTTTTTTCTGATTCTTGCTCAGTATCAGGAACATCAAAAAAAGATAAATTTAATTCAAAATTACTTATTCCTGATACTTTTTTCACAAATCCACTTGGTAAATTAACGTTATTATTAGTAGTTATTAATTGTATGTAGTTTCCTATTCTTAAATCTGATGTATTCATTTTGTTTAATTTTCTATTAATATTTTTAACTTGGAAATCACAGCTTCTCTTTCACTATGGTATGTGCCTATATATTTCCCGTTTATTTGTAAAGCCCATTTTTTGCCTTTCTTGTAGATGCCTTTGTGTTTACTTGTGTTAGTTTTTCTTTTGACTTGTATTTCTGTACCGTTTTTAATTGCTTTCAAGGCATTTTGATAATAATCAGAAGCAAGTTTTTCATCATCAAAAAAACCTAAATGTTTTTCTTTACCATTAATATATATAGCAGATTTCCATTTATCTCTTCCTTTTTTCCAACTGACACCAACATATTTACTAGAGAATCCTTTTTTGTCTTTAGATGAGTTTTTCCTATTTGTTATTAGTTGAAGGTTATTGACTTGATTGTTTAATGGATCATTGTCTTTATGGTCAACAACTTTTTTAAATCCACAAGGAATATGATCTAAAAAACAAATAGCAACCAATACATGTATATTGAATCTTTTAAGTATTAAATCTTTTTTAATACCAACATTATAATATCCTCTATTGCCTAAATATAACTTGAGTATTTTTTCACGTATTCTCATTAAATGGTTTCCGCGAATAATTTCCCTCTCCAAACTTTTAACTCTTCCGAAATTTGAGCATTGATAATAACCCTCATAATTTGGAATATCTTTCCAAATTTCAGTTGTTTTTTCACCATTAATGGTAGTGAAAAGAATTTTATTAGGATCTAATTCTAAGTGAGAATACTTAAAATTTTGTACTTTTGATGTAGATACATTTTTTGTCATATAAATAATGTTTTTAGAAAAGCTATTTGAGTTGAGTCCTCTTATAGCTTTTTGTTTTTTCAAATTTAAGCATAAAAAAACTCCCTAACTAATAATTAGGGAGTTTTTTGTACTTTTTTTGTTTTATTTTATGATGGTCAGCGCTTCTGGGCATACTATACCAAGAGCAACTGTAGTAGATTGTGAGATCTTCAAGTATTCACAGTCAGAACCATTTCCTCCTGCAAAACCTCCTGTCATGTAAGTTCGAACCATTCCGGGCTTCCCTTCCTGAACAAAAGATTGGTATGCTTTAAAGATATAAGGAACACTACGTTCTACACCATTAATCTTAGTTGGTACAGTTCCCATTGGCATGATAATACCTTTTGGCATAACGTCTTTGATGCGTTTTTTCCCTAATGGGCTATTGCCTTCTGTTAATCCCCATTTAGAGAAGTGGATAGTATAACCGTCTTTGTGAAGAGAGTTAAATCCGAACTTCATCATATTGTCAGGAGTGTTTCCTAATACTACGTGTAATTCAACACACATTCTTTTAGCCATTGCACCTGCAATTTCTTCAAAGTATCTATATTGAGTAGTATCAACGTGAGCAACAAATTGTTTATTTCCTCTATATCCTAAGGTGTCCCAATAAGTTGTGATAGCTTCTAGGTTAGCTTCGTCAGTGATGTATCCAGTATGAACAAGTCCTTCTTCTTCTAATTTTTGGAATAATCCTTTAGTTCCGAATTTACCTGCTGTATAAGCACCTGATCCATTAACAGAGTCGACTTCATTCAATAAGGCTTTAGCAACCTTTTTATTCAAACGCTTCTTTAATTTAAGAGTGTTCTCATCATACCAAGCATATTCTCCATCAACTTCATCTAAACAGAATCCAAAACGCTTACCACCTTGACTCTCCATAGCGTCTTTGATAGTAACAAGGTTCAATACGCTAGACTTCTTTTTACGTAGTTCTAGTAATCCTTCAGGTCCACAAGAACCTTTATCGAAATCACCACCAGTAATATCAATAGTGATATTAGAAGTATCTACTGACCAGTTAGCTCCTTGTCTACTTACGGCAGTAAAAGTGTTATTTGGCTTATCAATTGCAGTGATAACACCAATTTCTTTAACTCCGTTATCATCAACAACCATTACAGTGTCGTCAACACGGAAGAAAAAAGCATCTTCTCCTGCTTCATATCCTTGAACAGCAGTCCAATCGATAGTGAAATCATTTCCATTTCGAGTAACAGCACCATCATCGTCAATAACGTAATCAGGAGTAGTAGTCTCTAAAAACTGAATATAATCAGTTGTAAATTCGATGTTCATTTGGAACATATCAAGGAATCCTAACCATGAGTCTCTAACTAGATTTTGACAATCTGTTTGAACTTGGTCAAGAATCTCTTGAGGAATACCGCTTCTTGAAGCGACTAATTGAGCGATCTCAAAAGGATCGGCATGGTTTTCTGTTGTAAACAGCACAGGGCTTGTATTTCTGTGCGGATTAGCGGGTTGACTAGTAATCGGCATAATAAAAATAGATTAAATTTTACTTCGTTTTAAATAGCGGAGTACCAAAATTTTGATCTCCACTCACTTTTGATCCTTCTCCTTCGACAATAAGAGAAGATTTTTTTGTTGATTGAGTTGTTGGAGGAGCTTTGTCTAAGTTTACATTTCTGTTTTCTTTAGAGAAGTTATCTATTGTCTTTAGATGAACTTGCTCAACAATTGACTGAATCATTGCTTGTCTAGCACTTGGAATAGACCAAAGTGTATCCTTAACTAATGATTCGGTATTCATTGTATCACCATCTTTCCATCTTGCAACGAAGCTATCTAACGTTTCCGTATTTTTTGATATTTCATCTTTTGCATTTTGGTCTATAGGAACTACAATTTCTCCAATTCCATCAACATTGAAGCTAAAGTTATTTAGCTCATTTAATGATTTGTCTCTTTTATCCCAATAAGGCTTATGAGACTCTGCAATCTCTTCGGCTGTGGGCTGTTTATAAGTCTGTTCTTTAGCTTTAGGGATTGCATATTCTTTAGATTTACTTGTTAAGTAAGCTAAAGCTTCTGCATCCATTTTGCTATACTCAAGTTTTGCTTTCTTAAGTTCTTTAGGACTCATATCGACTTCATCATCGGCACTTACAGAATATATGTCAAGTTGATTTTGAATATCTTCTTCTGAAAGATGAGGATTAGTTAACCTCAAAAATTCAGCAATTCGATTTTCTTTACTTACTTTATTCCAATCTTGATTTAACTTGTAATGGTCTTCTATTCCTCTACCAGTATCTTCATTGAATTTTCGGAAAGCTTCAACTTGCTCGTTTAATTCTAATTTTTTTGAAACTTGTGATAAATCATCAACATCAATCCCATTGTTTTTTAAAAAATCTACAACTTGATTTGCCGTAATCGAAGGAGTTTCCTCTTTTTGTTGACCACTTGGCTCGGCAGGTTTCTTTTTTAAATCTTCTTCTTCGTTATTGAAGCTGAATTTTAACTTAGGTTCTTGATTTTTGTTTTCACCAGTTTCAGGTTTAGCTTTATTTGCATCTGTTTTCGGCTTAGGATCTTCCTTTTTCTGATCTCCATTAGGTTGCTCCTTACTTAAGTCCTCCTTTTCTTTAGTATCAATAGTTTCCTTTTGACCATTAGGATTTACTTGTTCTTGTTGACCTTCGGGATTAGCAGTAGCTTCTCCATTTGCATTAGGCTGAGTTTCAGGTTGTTTCTGACCCAAAATAACTGTCTCTGAATTATGTGATTCCATACTATTTATATCTTTATAACAATATTAATTAATGAAATATCAATATGAATCAGGTAGTGGTAATATTTAACTAAAAAGCAAAAAACCCAATACCATTGAGAAAGTATTGGGTTTAATATGTGAATTAGGTGTGAGTACCAATTCGAAAAATAAAACAGTCAAATTTAGGAAAAAAGTTTTTATTTTGTAGTGTTATTTGAATTAAATGGATTTAAAAGGAGAAAAATATAACGTAGAGGATATTAAAGAGGTTCGAAAAGATTCTTTCACTAAGGAGGTTTTATTTAAAAGATCGAGTGTTTCTGTAGATAGCCTGAAAGAAAACAATCTATATATTATTTTTGGAATTCAAAAAGTATGTGATGATTATGGTATTGATTATGAAGAGTGTCTGATGATGATGTATTTGTATGAATTAGGATTGTTTGGCTTACAACTATCTATTGAATCTAGGAGGTTTAATCTAGGAGATTATTTGTTGAAGGATTTAATATGTGAAGATTATTCTCATAAAAGAAAGAAGTTATACAGGTTATCTAAATTAGGAAATTCTATTGTTAATCAGATACTTAAAAGCATTTCAGATGTATCTATGTTTTCAACAAAAAACAGGTCATGTGATTTGGAGGTAGATTTAAAATTAAAAAATACAATTAGTTCTTATCTAAATCAGTGATTTCTTTTAGTTTTTTAATTGAATGATTTATAGCTGTTGATATTGTTGTTGGAGAATATCCAATAGAGTTTATAGATCCTTTTCTCCATTTTTGATACTCCTGCATAACTTTTAATGCTTTTTTTGTAGTCATTAAATTAATTTTAATTGATCGGGGTTGTTTACTGGCGATTTTTTATTAAGCATATAGAACCCTTTCTTAATTCTTAATAGGGTTTTATTACGAACCATTCTAGTTAGTATTTGTCCTAAATGCTTATCTGTATTGCAATAATATGATATGCCTGAAATTTCTTTAATCTGTTTTTTGGATAAAACCTTATCGAAATCAGATTTAAAACAATTCTTTATTTGATTTTGTCTATTCATTTCGATAAGGTTTTATTTATTATTTGCAGTTTACTAAAATCGGTTTTTGGTGTATGTTCTGATATGAGCTTAAAACACCTATCCGATAACCTCCTACAGCAAAATTATAACACTTCCCTTTTTCTATATATCCATACCAATTAGATGATTTAAAGTTTCCTCTAAATAATTCGTCTTTTATTGTGAATTCTCCTTTATCTGTGTAGATCAAGTAAAAAGAATCTATGGACTCTCCTGAGTTTTTAACAACTCGCTCTTTGTCAATTATTTTAGCATCTCTAATAATTTCTGTGTTCGTATAGTTGCAAGAAACTATTAATAATGTTGTTGTTAGTAATAGAATTATTTTTTTCATAACTGTGTATTAAAATATGGCTACTCTATTAGGTTTTCGCCTTACCCCTTTTTTTAAAAACCTAAATCAAATTCATGTTTTAGTTTATTAAATTGTGTTTTTATCTATTGCTAATCCAATACCTATTAAATTTTGATAATCAATATGCCATTCACTGAGTTTTTCTAAAATCCAAGAAGGGCAACAATCCCAACTTATCTCATTAGGTTTGTCTTGAAAATTTAAAATGTGATCTACAAAATCTTGTATTGGTTCATAAGCATTGTTATCACTTAGATAATCTGTAGGAACAAACTTTTCTTTGTTATGTTCTATCTCTTCTATCAAATATTTGATAGGAATTAATAATGGCTTGCAGTCCTCAATAAATTGCAATCCTTCAAAATTATCATCATATCCAATAAATTTCTTTCCTCTAATTTGATTGAAAACAAATATTCTATCTTCAACCATATCTTTCATCCTTATCTCATAAGGTAAATAAGATAATATATTTTTTATTGTTAATACTTTTTTCATACCTCAAGTGGTTTTATTTTCTCTATTAATTTATCAATGTTAATATCAGGTATGTCATTTATTTTACCACAATATTTCATCATGTCAATTAGCTTCGGCATCTCTTCTATTGGAATTCCAAATCTTGAAAGAGCAAAACAATTATAAGGAGGACACCGCAAATCAATTTCTTTTAATTCACAACCCTTTATATCATTTTGATTTTTCATAATGAAAATATGGGTTATATGATATTCTTCACCCTCTTTAACCCACATTGATAATGGTATTTTTTCAGGTTTTTCTTTGTCATTGATGCAAATACACCTAACTGATAAACTAGACATTATTTAGAAAATATTTCATTCATAGATTGGTCTATAGAGGGCTTCAATATATCAAATATGTGAATTATATCTATAGGGATCTCTTCTCGTTTAAATCCCATCCAAAAAATTATAGGAAGCGGAATAGATACGCATTCAGCTATTAGTTCCAACATTTTCATAGATGGCTTTTTCTTTCCTAATTCTACCTGAGAAACATGAGTTATGCTAACTTTTATTTTTTCAGCCAACTCTTCTTGAGTAAGTCCTTTCTGCTTTCTAACATATTTTATACCGTCGCCTATCATTTTAATCTACTGTTTTAAGTTTATTATTATATGCTATACTTGCTTCTTCTTGTGTTTTAAAAATTCCTAAGTATAAATTTTGATTATTTATTTGTATTCTAGAAACCCATTTTTTAGAAGGTTTGTGAAAAGAAACACCTATAAAATTTTTATCTTTAGATAAATTCAATCTATTAGTTAATAACTGTAAATTATCTACATGATTGTTTAACTTGTTATTGTCCTTGTGGTCGACAACTAATTTCATTCCGCAAGGATTGTGTTCTAAAAAACAAATAGCTACTAATTGATGAACTCTGAAAACTTTTGATTTTGAGTTTTTACATAAATCTATTTGAAGATACTTTTTAGTGGAAAATCTTTGCTTTAAAACTATGCTTTTTATTTTCCTAAAACCTGAACCTACTGGATTGGCTCTCATTCTATCAATACTTTTAACTCTACCAAAATTTGAACATTGATAATAACCTTCGTAATTTGGAATATCTTTCCAAA